ACGCATGAACCCACTACGCATGAGCCCGCTACACATGAGCCCGCTACACATGAGCCCGCTACACATGAGCCCGCTACGCATGAACCCACCACTTCCTACGCCGAAGTCATTGGTAAACGCATTAAGAAAGATAACATCACCCCCGAGAATATTGGAGAGATTATGTTGTCGCAAATACCGAGTGTGAGTCCTGTTGCCGCCGCTGCGATTATGCAAAAATTTGGCACCTTGGCGGCACTCCTCGTGGCCATACAAGCGGACGCAACCAGTTTAAACACAATTACAACAGTAAATAAAAACGGGCAACGCAAGAAATTAGCAAAGCCGTGTATTAATGCGATTTTTGATTTTTTAGTTAAACGCACGATTATTAACGTCGATATATAATATATAATGAAACTAGATGATTTATATAAATGGCTAGGTTATGGGTTAGTTTCTATTTTTTTATTCTATATTATTACCAAATCGCTTAAATTTCAAGCGGGTGTAGTGGAAGGACTGGTGAATTTAGCCACAAGTAAGCCTAGCAACACGAGTAAGCCTAGCAACACAAGTATTGAAGAGAATAAAGACGATACTGATTAAGCGATTGCTATACGCACTTCATTGTCTTTATAATAGCCCGCTTTAACCAGATTCTCGGTATATTCGACGCCACCCCAGTTAGAATCCATCGGGTTGGGGCTCACGCCAACGGTTTGATTGAACATTTTATCCATGGGTGTGTTGCCGCCGATGGTTTGATTTTGTTCATCGAAACCAGGATAATTATTAACACACGCGCTTCCCTTGCCGGCGCCTCCTGTGCCTAAGCATCCGGTGCCTTCAATAGGAAGGGCGCTGAGCACGCCACATTGCGTGTCGCCTTGTGCGCAAACACCTTGGATGGGCACATTCGCCGGCGGCGGCATAATATTCATGGACGGCAAACTGGCGGGCGTCACATAGTAATCCGGCTGCCCACCTTGTAAATTCGTCGGGCTTGGGCGGGCTTTATAGACGGGCTCGCCTTGCGCATCATACGCATGCTGTAAAAATAATATCGGGCACAATATACCTTGACTGCGTTGCCACTCTGTAAATTCTACATACTCTTCCAGACTTTCAAAGCGGATAGGATTTATACCGGGCACATTAGCGCGTTTAGAATTATAGAGAAAGTAGGTGGCGCCTTTTTGAATGAGCACATCCGGGCATTTATCGGCAATTTTAAAATCACTTTTTATATCTTCTGCGGTTGAAAAGGTTTCGATATCATTGGATTTATAAATAAAATAAAAGCCTAACAGAAACACAATGCCAATAATAAGTAATTTATACATATATATAAAATTAAATATTTTAATCTCTAAATAATTTATATATGGAGGGTGGAATAAAAATCATTCATGTCAAAAACATTAATCAGGTCATAGATTTGGTTGAAAAAAAAGTACCCATGTTTATTAAATTTTATGCCGATTGGTGTGGTCATTGTAAAAGCATGGTGCCGGAATGGCATAAAATCGAAGAGCAAGCCAAAGGGAAAAATATAGCGATTGTGGAAGTCGAAGAAAGCACGATGAAACAGGACGGGTTTATGGAAAAACTCAAAGAAAAAGTATCAAATGTGAAAGTCGACGGTTTCCCGACCATTGGAACGATTACGTATAATAATCGCGCGACCTTCAAACCTTACGAGGGCGGACGCACCGCAGATGAAATGATGAAAGAAGTGGATAAAATCAAGCAGGGCGGTGGGGGCAAACAAAGTGGAGGCAAACAAAGTGGAGGCAAACAAAGTGGAGGCAAAAAGAAACGTACAAAGCACAAAAAACGTAGCACTAGGCGTAAGCGTACAAATAAAACGCGAACAAGGCGTCGATATTAAACCAATTTTATCCTCTTAAAATTGATTTGAAATTAAAATGTAAATAGATTTCAATATCTAAAAGAATGAACGAATCCTTTCGGCTCTTAACGTTCGAAACAAGCGATATCTTCGACGAGGATACAAAAAAGAAGGTTTTCAGTATCCAGATGTTTGGGGTGAACGAGAAAGGCAAAACGGCATGTATTAACGTAAAAGACTATACGCCCTTCTTCTATGTCAAAGTTGGCGACGAATGGACCGAGAATGAAAAAATCCAGTTTGTCGAACAAGTGGCTACAGATGTGGGGGAACCGTATGCCTCCGCTATTTCCTCAACGCAATTGCTTAAACAGAAAAAATTATACGGTTTTGATGGCGGCAAACAATACAATTTTGTCCAATTCAATTTCAACAATGAAGCGGCTATGAAAAAGGTCAAAAGCTTGTGGTACACGAAAGCCCAGACGGATTATCGGCTCAACCCGCGTGGCTATGTATTTGTCGAAGCCGAAGAAGGCACAGAAACCCAAACACTGCTTTATGAAGCGCAAATACCGCCATTATTGCGTTTATTTCACATCAAAGAGATTAGTCCCTCGGGCTGGATTGAATTGCCACGTGATAAAACGCTGCTTAAAAGCAAGAAATTGACTTCCTGCGACTACGAATATGTGGTTAAATATACCGACATAATACCTTTACCGCAGAAAGAAACGATTGTGCCTTATAAAATATGTAGCTTTGATATTGAGGCGAGCAGTAGCCATGGAGATTTCCCCCTCCCGGTAAAAAATTATAAAAAATTGGCCACCAACATTATCGATATATGCGCGGAACAGGAGAATTATGCGGTAGCCTTTATAAAAAAAATAGTCATGGCGGCGTTTGCAAGCGAAGCAGGGGCGAGAATGCCGTCCGTCGATTTGGTCTATCCAATCGCGCCAGTGTCGCAAGAAACCTTGGAAGACCAATTCAATGAATGGATTAAAATTAAACCAGCAAATTACGCGACAACCGATATCGAATTAGACCTCGGGCTAACGGATATAAAATATCAGCAAGTCACTGTAGAGGAGGAAGAGGAGGAAGCGCAAGCTGAAGAAGCACACGTTGAAGAAGCGCACGTTGAAGATGCGCCGAACTGGCTGAAAGCCAAACCAAAGGCCTATAAAAAACGGGGCACGATTATAGATGTTTTAACTGACACAGACACAACTCGCGAGACAAAATTAAATGAATTAACCCGGACTTTAACCTCACTCTTTCCACCCCTCCAAGGCGACAATGTCACCTTTATTGGCTCCACCTTCGCGCGTTATGGCGAAGACAAACCCTATTTAAACCATTGTATTGCGCGTGATACGTGCGACCCGGTCGCTGGTGCCGTCATTGAAAGCTATGCCACCGAGAAAGAAGTTCTCTTGGCGTGGACTGATTTGATTCAGCGGGAAAATCCAGATATCATTATTGGCTACAATATCTTTGGCTTTGATTACCAATTTATGTTTCTGCGGGCAAAGGAGCTTGGTTGTGAGCGGGCTTTCTTGCGGCTTTCACGCAACAAAAACGAAGTGTGTTTAAAATGGGATTGGCGCACGAAAAAAGAAGGCCTCGAAGAAAACACGATAATGATTGCGAGTGGGCAGCACGATATAAAATTTGTAAAAATGACGGGGCGCCTACAAATCGATTTATACAATTATTTCCGTCGCGATTACCAACTTACGCAATACAAACTGGATTATGTGTCGGGGTATTTTATTGGGGACGATGTCAAAAAAATAGAATACACAAGCGCAAGCGAAGCAGGCGCAGCAGGCACAAGCGCAGCAGGCACAAGCGCAGCAGGCGCAAGCGCAATAAGTACGAAAATCTATAGCAAAAACTTAACCGGACTTGAAAATGGCAGCTTTGTGAATTTCGAAGAGGAAGCGCACACAAGCGACCCTTATAAAAACGGGCAAAAGTTTGAAGTGCGCGCCGTCGATTATCAAAAAGGCACCTTTCTCATCCATGGCAAAGAAACACCGGACCTGGTCACAAAAAAGGTGCGCTGGGGTTTAGCCAAAGATGATGTGACGCCCCAGGATATCTTCCGGATGACCAAGGAAGGCCCCAAGGAGCGCGCGATTATTGCCAAATACTGTATTCAAGATTGTAATCTCGTCCACCATCTCATGCGGAAAATCGATGTCTTGACGGGCTATAGTGAAATGGCATCGCTCTGTAGTGTGCCGATGGACTTTCTCGTCATGCGTGGCCAAAGTATCAAACTGACCAGCTACATTGCGAAAAAATGCCGGGAAAAAGGCACCTTGATGCCCGTCATTGAAAAATCCCTCAGCGATGACGGCTATGAAGGCGCTACGGTCCTCGAACCCAAATGTAATCTCTACCTCGAAACACCTGTCGCTTGTCTTGATTACAGTTCGCTCTATCCCTCGAGTATGATTAGCGAAAATATCTCCCACGACAGCAAGGTCTTAACCAAGGAATATGACCTTAGTGGCGCCATCATCGAAGAAACAGGAGAAAAAGACCCAACAACTGGTCGATACATATATGATAAGCTGCCTGGCTACGAGTATGTGGATATAACCTATAATACCTACAAGTGGCAACGGAAAAACGGCAACCCCAAAGCGGGGATGGAGAAAGTCAAGGTCGGGCATAAAGTGTGCCGCTATGCGCAATACCCGAAAGGCCAAGCAGCCGTCATGCCGGCTATTCTCCAAGAACTCTTGGCCGCCCGCAAGGCCACCCGGGCACAGATTAAAAAGACAGAGGACGACTTTATGAAAAATATTCTTGATAAACGGCAGCTCAGTATTAAGGTCACTGCCAACTCGCTTTACGGGCAAACAGGTGCGAAAACGAGTTCCTTTTATGAAAAAGATTGCGCCGCTTCGACGACCGCCATTGGCCGCAAACTCTTGATTTATGGAAAGCGGGTCATTGAAGAAGCGTATGCGGACAACATAGTGCCGACCCAGAAGTATGGCGAAGTGCGAACCAAAGCGGAATACGTGTATGGCGACACGGACTCGGTCTTCTTCCGGTTTAATTTGGAGGATTTAGAGGGCCGGCCTATCGTCGGCAAAAAGGCACTCGAAATCACCATTGAATTGGCGAAACAAGCCGGCGAATTAGCGTCGAAATTCTTGAAGCAGCCGCACGATTTAGAATATGAAAAAACCTTCTTGCCGTTCTGTTTGCTTTCGAAGAAACGGTATGTCGGCATGTTGTATGAAAACGACCCTTACAAGGGCAAACGCAAATCGATGGGGATTGTCTTAAAGCGGCGCGACAATGCGCCAATCGTCAAAGATATCTATGGCGGGATTATTGACATTCTCATGCAAGAAAACGACATTGAAAAAGCCGCGGAATTCTTGAAAGGGTGTCTCCAGAAGATGGTCGATGAGAAATACAGCATGGATAAATTGGTCATAACCAAATCGCTGCGGTCGGGCTATAAAAACCCGGCGCAGATTGCGCATAAAGTGTTGGCGGACCGCATTGGGCGACGCGACCCTGGGAATAAGCCAAGTGTAGGCGACCGAATTCCTTTTGTCTATATTGAAAATCCGGATAAGAAAGCCCTCCAAGGGGAACGCATTGAAACGCCAGACTACATTAAGGCCAATAAAGTGAAAATCAATTATGGCTTTTATATTACCAACCAAATTATGAAACCGGTCCAGCAACTCTTTGCGCTCGTATTGGAACAGATGAAAGATTTCCGGCAGAAGAAAGGCCATACCTTACGGACGTGGAAGAAAGCCTTGGAAGCTTTACAGAACGAATACCCTGACGCAGAGAAATACAAAGAGAAGGAAGATGCCTTACGCAATAAAGAAGTCAAGGCTTTACTCTTTGACCCGTATTTGCGCCACACGACGAATATAAAGAATGGGAATAACGCCATAACGGGTTTCTTTAAAGCGAAATAATCACAGGACCTAATATATATGGCCATCTCTCTTATAGCCTTGTGTGTTGTTGGCATTCTTTTATTGTTTATTGGTATTCCATGTATTTGTCGTCGTAGGTCTCAGACTTTATAGTAAATGTAAAAAATAGATGTTAAAAACAATTTACTATCTATTTCATGACATCTCTCTTTCAGGAATATGCAAACCGTGGTTTAACTGGTTTAACCAATGTCGGAAACAGTTGCTATTTGAATTCATGTATGCAAGTCTTATCGCATACGTACGAATTAAATGAGCTACTAAAAAAAGGCGAGTATAAGAAAAAACTCAACCGAGTGGCTGATTCGGTTATTTTACTCGAATGGGACAAATTGCGCGAACTGATGTGGAGCACCAATTGTACGGTCGCTCCACATGGGTTTGTCAAAACCATACGAAAAATCGCCGCTATAAAAAACCGCGATATTTTTACCGGCCACGACCAAAATGATGTCCAAGAATTTCTGCTTTTTCTAATTGACGCTTTTCATACGGCTTTGTCGCGGGAGGTTGACATGCAAATCCAAGGCCAGACACAAACGGAAACCGATAAATTAGCAACAATTTGTTATTCCATGATGAAAAATATGTACAAGAAAGAATACTCGGAAATGTTGAATATCTTTTACGGCATTCATGTGTCCGAGATTATTTCCAATACCGGCAACACTTTAAGCGCAATGCCGGAACCTTTTTCCGTCTTGAGTCTCTCGTTGCCCAACAAACCGACCCAAAGCTTGTATGATTGTTTCGACCTCTACTGTGAGCCGGAAGTGCTGTCTGTGGCGAACGGCAATGCGTGGTTTAATGATAAAACCAAACAAAAAGAAGACGCACAAAGACGTATCGTTTTTTGGAGTTTGCCCAATGTCCTGATTATTGATTTAAAGCGGTGGAATGGGTCGACGCGGAAAAATCATAGTGTAATTGATATTCCGCTAGAGAATGCGGATTTTTCGAAATATGTCAAAGGCTATAATGCCGCTTCTTTTGTCTATGATTTATTCGGTGTGTGTAATCATGGCGGCGGTGTCCAAGGGGGGCACTATACCGCTTATATTAAAAATGCGAATGGAAAATGGTATGATTTTAACGATACCTTTGTGTCCGAAATAAAAGCCGAGGCGGTTATCTCGCCACAATCCTATTGTCTTTTCTATCGGAAACAAAACAAAAATATATAACAAATATATACAGATGGATAATACAGAAATGAATAGAATAGCAGGTAAAATACAAGGTAAATTAGAAAATAAATATATTGGGGTTGAGCCGATGTTATTAATTGCGGTCATTGCCTTAATTATTGTTTATTACCGTATATTTTCGTCTTTAGGCAATAATGAAGACGGCAGTGCTTCGACTCTAAAAGTATTTGTAGAAACTCTCTTATGGTTGATTTTTATTGTCTTATTGTTGTTGAATGGTATTTCCTTTCTCTTTGGCATTGATTTACTACAAACCCTAGGTAGTGTGAAAGAGATGGAAATGCCGGATGAAACCGAGATTAGAATCTCTTTAAGAGAGAAAGCCCAAGTCTTCAATCTGCCCGAAAACAAATATACTTACGACGACGCGAAAGCGATTTGTAAAGCGTATGATTCGCGGTTGGCGACCTACGACGATATGAGTAAAGCCTATGAGATGGGCGCGGATTGGTGTAGTTATGGCTGGTCCGCGGACCAAATGGCTTTATTTCCCACCCAAAAGGAGAAATGGGAAAAACTACAGAAGCAAAAAGGCCACGAGCAAGATTGCGGACGCCCGGGTATTAATGGCGGCTACATTTATGATTTAAGTATGGCCTATGGGGTAAATTGTTATGGGCCGAAACCCGCGATTACCGCCGACGAATTAAACCAAATGCGCAATACGCCCTTCTATAATAAAAATAAGAATGAATTGAATTTTGACAGTAAAGTCAATTACTGGCGCAGTCAATTAGCGCAAATAGAAATGGCGCCGTTCAATCACGACAATTGGAGCATGCTATAATTCATGTATGCTATAATTCATGTATGCTATAATTCATGTATGCTATAATTCATGTATGCCATAAAATAATTTTCATATATATAGATGAAAATTATCAATCCGTCCGCTCTTTTTTTCTTAGGTCTATTGGGTCTCCTGCTCTTGTATTCCTATTATTACTATGCCAAACAAAATGAGTCAAATTTGAACAAATTATGGGCGCGGATAAAAGCGCCTTATAAGACGTATTATATCGGTTCGATGTTTTTGTCCGCGTTTGGTTTTTTATTTGTCTTAGGCTATCTCGCGCAAACTAGCGCACTTAAACACGACCAAGCAACCCACCTCCTGCGTGCCTTGTTCTCTATTGTCTTTCTCTCCCTCTTTTGGATGCCGGCCTCTCTCTCTTATTTACAACAAGGCCGGCCCACTTGGCTTAAATACAGCATTATCGGCCTACTGTTGGCCATTGCTTTTGCGTCGCTTTATGCGACTACCATCATAAATACCATTGCCGAAACAACGTTAAGTAAACAAGTGGCGGTCTTTAGCATGGCTTATTTTTTCTGTCATACCTTTTTTTTGGATACACTCACCTGGAGTGCTAATTTCTTTTAGGGCGCTTTTTCTGTGTGCGCCTTTTAATGTTGCGCTTTTTTATTTTTTTTCGAGTGCCGCCACCAGCAGTTGTTTCATCTGCCGCCGTCAACGCTCGGCCCATCGTGCGGCGGTGCAACACTTTTCTTGACTTATGCTTTGGTGACTTACGCTTTGTGAATGACTTACGCTTTGTGGATTTACGCTTTGTGGATTTACGCCGAATGGTCTTTGGAAACACCGGTTCCAGACGAAAAATATAAAAAGTATCTAATGGGTCACAATGTATATCACTTACGACATTCGCCCCATATATGGTAGCGATTCTTTTCGATATCAAGCGTTTTCGCTCACCTGTCGCAACGAGTTTAAACATGCGCGGCGCAGGTGCCGGACCGGCATAAAACCAATCCGGTTTGACAATATAATGATTCGCGGACCCCACCTTGACATATTCGGTATCTGTAATAAAATCCCCTGGGTTAAACACTGTTCTGGTAGGCCTTCTTTCAAATTCCCCTCTTTCATTTCTCCATGGTTGATTTTGCCAATCAATCAAACTTTGTGAGCATTCATAATAGCCTTCCATTCCATTGAGTTCTGCCGAAAAATATTGCCGTTGTAAATTGACCAAAGATTCACATTCTTTATTCTTGCCATTCACTAGAATAAAATTGCCCGGGTCTTTAGCCAGATACTTGTCAATATTTTTATCGTATAAATCTGTCACAGCGTAGCATGTATTTTTATCACCGGGCATGGCTTCATCATCTTCCAACTCGGGTTGTTGCATTAAGGGAATCTGAAGAGGTAGAGGTTGGTTTGCAGTAAGAATGGCGGTACCAAATGTAGGATTATCCGCTAAATTTACAGCCTCTTGCCAATTTGAATTCACAAAATACACTCCAAGTAAATCAGTGCCACTAAAATTCGCTCCGGTTAAATTCGCACCACTAAAATCCACTCCGCCTAATTCAGCGTTACTGAAATTTGCTCCGGTTAAATTGGCGCCATTAAAATCCGCATATCTTAAAACAGCCCCAGTAAAATTCGTTCGTTCTAGATTAGCACCTGTAAAATTCGTCAGCTGTAATTTGGCGTCTACAAAAGAACTATCATTGAGTTGGGACTGTCTAAAAGATACCCCAGCAAAATTTAACCCATTCCCATTGAGATTATCTAAATTGACCGACTCTAAATTATTTGTCGCATCAAAATCATCCATAAACTCTTGCCGACCATCGGAATCACCAAAATGATAATCTGGATGCGGCGGAGCTGTCATAATATCCAAATACATTTCTGCTGTGGCAGGGTCTGTATCTTGTGGCTCTACTTCTACAGTCATCATCTCAGTAAAAGCCGTCTCACTTACCGCATTATCTACATAACCCTTGAACCATTCTTTGATATTCGCTATCACTTCGCCAGGTAAAGCATCAACTGTATAATAATTCGTTTGCCCTAATCGTTGAAATATGCGGTCTGGTTCTTCAAAAAATATATTACCGAGATAAGTCATAATATCATTTTCTAAAACAGCCTGATTATTCATATGATTAAGACCGTTATACTGTAACATTTCATCTCCGTAATAATCGAATACGGGTTTCAGTAAAATTTTCATTTATATATATTTACTTTTATATTTACTTTCGTTTATTTTTACTTTTATGTGTTTTGTTTTTCTTCATTGGCTTTGCCCGCCGTGTCATTTTTTTCGGTACCTTGGTTTCCGCCAATTCCATCAATCTCTCGTATAACCCTTCGGGCACCACTTCTTCGACCGGTTCTTCTACCATGTTATCTAGCCGACTACATATCGTTTCGGTCCTACAAACCAACCCAGCCGGCACTGCTAGATTTATGTATTCCGCACCGCCGCCAAACAAGGGTTTGTTGTTTTGTAGAAAAAAAGAATGAATAGGATAACCTAATGCTGTTGCGATTCCATCGGTATTTTTAACAACCGTTAATTCGGAATGGTCCATATATATATATTTATGGTATTAATTAGTTTAATCGTCTTACTTATTAATACCCACATAAGAATTAGTTCCCATAAGAATTAGTTCCCATACCGTTTGATGTCGGCCGTGTATTTAACTTCCCGTGTATCTTTTATGACTTTCATAATTTGAAACACTTGGTTTTCGTTGCCAATCATTTTTGACAAACATTCTTCCACATGTTTCAATGTAAGCGGAGCTGTTTGTTTCGAAGAGAGAAACCGTAATTTCCCATCTGAAATAGTGACAGTCGCATTGCTGAGATTATTGGTTTCCACGTAGCTCATTATCCCTTCTTCGAGTGCGTTTTTATCATCTCTCATTTGTTTGGTTCTTTCATTCAACGTTTTTAGTTGGTTATCTAAAGCAACCCATTTTTTAATATTTTCTTCAAAACTCATTAATAATGTAAATATAAGGTTATATCTAAATTATTATCAAAATAGATTTAATGCAAAAGCTTAATGTCTACGGCGAAAGGTGCGTTTAAATGAGCGTCCCATATTTTTCACACCCTGCTTCGACGTTTTGCTGCCTTTGAAATAACGCTGTAAAGCTAAAATACCAAAAGGCACCGCGGCCGTGGCCAAAACACCTTCCCCCCCTTTCCTGCTTTTCTTGCTCTTTCTGCTCTTCCTGCGTTTACGGCCGCCACTAATGGTATAATAATTGCTGGGAACGAGTGGCGCGCCTTCGGGATTGTAGGCCGCTGGCATCAAAGGCAACAGATGCCCGCCTGACATAGAACGACCAGATGACATCGCACCACCTCTATGACTCTTTCTTTTGACCATTTTTATACACTAACAATAGAAAATTAATTCTACTTGAAATTAAAAGATTTATTACGCAAGAGTAAAACAAAAATACCTAAATGTAATAAAAAACTGATAATAACAAACATCATACAGAGATATAAGTAAGGGTTTATCTGGATTAAAATAATATCAATAATTGGTGTTAGAAAGGTTTTAAACTCCGTTTTCACATCTTCTCTCTTTAAAACATCCATACATTCTTGAATAAGGGCCGTTTTTATCATTTGATATAGCCGAATACCTTTTTTATTATGCTTTAATTTATTATATTTTTGCGTCTTAATGAATGGTTAATTTTCTCATGCGATTTTAATGGATTTAGAGATTGTCTCAGCTAGACCTGATTTTAATTTCAAAACTATTGCTTTAGCTGACCCACAGCCGTTGACTGCTGGCTTTTATTTTACGCAACTCAGTGTGGGCGAAGAGAAGAAATCACTCTGTCTACAATTGCCAGAATGTCTAACCAAACAAGGCATGGTTTCGGTAAAAAATGGCAAATATTTAGACCTAATGTTCGAACGTTCAGGCAACGACGAATTAACACACTGGCTCGAACAACTAGAATATACCTGTCAGGATATCATTGATACGAAAAAGGATTTATGGTTTCAAACCGAATTGACACGAGACGATATTGAAACTATGATGACGCAGGTAACGCGACTCTATCAATCAGGCAAATACATGTTGATGCGCGTCTTTGTTGAAACCCAGAAAAGCGGTAGCATTGCCTACGATGAAAATGAAATCGCTTTTGATTTAGAACTATTGGAGCCAAACAAAGCCGTCATTCCGTTAATCATGATAGAGGGGGTGAAATTTTCTTCACGCAGTTTTGAAATCTCGTTAAAGCTTGTACAGGTTATGGTTATGGGGCATAATGAAAAAAAGAAAACATGTTTAATAAAACGTCAAACGGATTTAGATAGTATAGCGCCTACTGTTGCGCCTACTGTTGCGCCTACTGTTGTTGCGCCTACTGTTGCGCCTACTGTTGTTGCGCCTACTGTTGTTGCGCCTACTGTTGTTGCGCCTACTGTTGTTGCGCCTACTGTTGTTGCGCCTACTGTTGTTGAGCCTACCTTACCGCCTACTGTTGCGCCTACTGTTGTTGCGCCTACTTTTGTTGAGCCGACCCCAGCGCCTACTGTTGCGCCTACTTTTGTTGAGCCTACCTTAGCGCCTACTCTTGCGCCAAAAGAAAATGCTATAGAAGAAGTGAACATCGATTACGCCGAAGTGGAGGAGGATTCTATTTTTTTAAAAAACCCCAACGATGTTTATTATGAATTATATAAAAAGGCCAGAGAGAAAGCAAAACAATGTCGAATTGCCGCCATCGAAGCTTATTTAGAAGCGAAACAAATTAAGACAAAATACATGTTATTCGATGATGAGGATTCCGACGATTTATCCGATGACGATATTATATCTGATGAAGAAGATTAAAATGAAACAGATTTATTTAGCAAAATTAATAAACGCTTCTGTTAAAATTATTTTATCAATAATTTAATATAATGAGTTTCTTGAAGAATTTACAGAAAAACATTAAAGCTCACCACTTTATTGCTTTAATTGGTATCTTAGTTTTAGCACTTGCTGTTATGCAATATTCTGGGCGTAAAAATAATTACAGCGATGGTTTTGGAAACGGTTATTCTAATTCGCCTAGCAATGTCCCCGAATCCTCAAATGTAGCTGGTTCGGCCGCACCTGCGATTGAAAATGCCATGCCCGCCATGGAACCCGTCGGACAAAATGAAGTGTTTTCTAATGTGCCCAATGGTTCAACGACATCGACCTATGGCTTAGCGCCCGTACCCCGTGCTAACCAGAACTATGACCCCTCGGAATTGTTGCCCAAAGATGTCAATAGCCAATGGGCGCAACTCAATCCTGCCGGCAGCGCTGACTTTAAAAACGTCAATTTGTTGAAAGCCGGCAGTTTGATTGGTATTGATACGATTGGCAGCACGTTGCGTAATGCGAACTTGCAGGAGCGCTCCGAGCCACCCAATCCTACCACCTCGGTCAGCCCGTGGTTGAACACGACCATTGAGCCTGATTTGATGCGTTTGCCTTTGGAAATCGGGACGCGCAGTGGTCAACAGTAGGGGGTTCCACCCCCTGACCCCCGGTGAGCGGACGCGATAGGCGGATGCGGTGGGCGGACGTTATATAATTGACGCATCCGCTTTAGAATATTTTATAATTTTAATTAAAAAATTATAAAAGTTGTATACATTTGAGTGTATCCACTGTCAGAATCCGCCCATCGCATACGCCCATCGCATCCGCCCATCGCATACGCCCACCGCATCCGCCCATCGCATCCGCCCACCGCATCCGCCCATCGCATCCGCCCACCGCATCCGCATGGGGGGTTCAAGGGGGCGAGCCCCTACCAGAGGAGCCGGTCCGCCAACCACCCCCGACTCCATTTCACATGTCTATCGCGTTCATGCCGCATTTTATACAAACGCCGCCGGGTTTTCGCATAAGTTAACCCCCGTTTTTTGATGTAGGTCGGAAAATCGTTCATGCCATTGGCACCGACACTCGCAATCTTGTGCCCTTTTTTATAGACGTCAATCTTTTTCGTTTTGTTGGTGGAAGGTTTCACTGTTACTCCTATCTGCTTGGCTTGTTGATAAGTGTAAGGCGTAATAGTATACATATATTTAAAAAGAGAAAATAAATACCTATATAAATGTACATCTTTGGTTATGGCGCATTAATCAACCCTGCTGAAATAAAAGAATTCGAAAAAAAGAAAAGGGCCTGCCCGGTTATGGTCCATGATTTAAAACGGTCGCTGAACGTAAGTGGCCAAAAGCATTGTGTCTTTGGGGTTAAGACAGTGAAGAGTGCAAAATGCAATGGTCTTTTAATAAAAGTCAGTGAAATGGAGTTAGGCAAATTAGAACAAAGAGAAAAGTTATACACACTGAAACCTCTAGCAAGAGAACGCATTGATTTTGTCTATGGGAAATGTATTCAGCTCAAGCCCACGGACCAAATCTTTTATTTCGCACCGCAAACCAACTATGTCGTAACCAAAAAACAAATGGCTAGTTGTGTACATGACCAAGTCTACGTGCGTAAATGCCTGGCCGGCGCCAACGCAATTGGCGATGATTTCTTCCAAGATTTTCTCAAGACGACAACTCTATAACATGATATATAACATGATACATAACTTCAAACGCTTTTTACAGAATCTTTTCTAAAAAGAGTATATAATGAATCTGAATTTGTGTGGCTACGCGCTGATTGTTCTCTTACTCTACGTTTGCCTGAAAATTTATCAAGATTCGGATATGTTTAATTTAAAATGTATTATCTCAGGTGTCGACGGGAAAAAATACTGTGTGCGCGACCGCAGTAAATTAGAATTGGCCGCCGACCGTTTAGCCACGGTGAATCAAAAAATGAACAAACTCGTCGACCATTGTGCCAAAACCTATCCGACTAGAGAGAATATAAAACGGTTGAAAAAAGGCTACAACCCCAAAAAAATAACCGAGACGTTGCCGACCAGCGAATACACCGCTTATAGCGAAAACAAGGGTGAAAAAATCGCATTTTGTTTAAACACGGAAAAGGAAGGCAACCAATTGATTGACCCAAACACGTTAACCTTTGTGGCCCTGCATGAACTCGCCCATATTGCGACCAAAAGCATCGGTCACAAAGAGGAATTTTGGAACAATTTTAAATTCCTCTTGGGCGAGGCCAGTAAAATCGGCATCTATGAACAAGTGGACTACAAGAAAAAACCACAGCGCTATTGTGGGACGGATATTACAGACAATCCTTATTTTGACTTATAGTTTATGAAACACGCTGTAAATAACACTACACTGATAGCCCGTATCATAACTCTCCGTGCGTTCAATTTCTTTCCATTCCGTACTATCCAAGACCGGAAAAAAGGTATCGCAATCAAAGTCCGCATCAATATACGTGACATAGCATTTTTGTACATTTCCCCGTTCCAAAAATTGCTTATAAATTGTCTCGCCACCAATAACCCAGATATCTTCATAAATATCGTGTCGGGATATATAAGTTTCCAGCTCGTCAATGGTTTTAAAAGTTTTCATTAAGTGGTCGTGATTCAATACCATATCAAAACTATCCATACGCGCCAGGACGAAATTGTCCCGGCGAGGCAGCCCTTTTGGTTTGCCTGTGGGTATCGGCAAGTTTTTCCAGGTAGTATTGCCCATGATAACCGCATTTAAACCATCCCCGCGGGTGAGTTTGGAGAAATACTGTAAATCTTGGGGCAAATGCCAAGGTATTTGGCCCTTATTCCCAATCCCGTTATTACGGCACACTGCGACAATCAAGTTATAACGCATTTATTATAACATAAAAATTTTACCTTTATGTTATATATAATGTACAAAGTATCCCATATTAAAAATGGTGCTGTGAAATATATTTATGTTTTTAATGGTAAGAAAAACAGCCCAGAAGCCCAGAATAAATTATTTCTAAAAAATCCGACCGATAAACTCTTTGAGGGTATTTTTACACCGACCGAATTAACCACTATTCGCGAGGATAATATCCAGGTTCGGTTCATTCCTGAGCGGCTCCATTTAGATGACACCGTTGAAATTATAAAAAAAAAATTATTATTACATTTAATCGACGATTTAAACGTTTCATTTCCTGAACTCTATTTTTTTATCATGCAGCCCGAACAATTTAAAGCAACAGCCCTCTACCAAAATTTAACGCAAAATGAAAAACTCGACTTGACCAAATCACGATTGACGCAATTTCTGCGCAATATTGACGAAATCGATGTCGATACTTTACCTGAGAAAGAGATATATACTTACGACGATATACTCGAGTTAAATTTGGAGAAGGAACCATTTACGGTGGCCCATCCGGTGGGGCAAAAAATGGTCTCTTTAAAGGACGAATACCCTTACACGGTAAATCCTTATTATGTTGATGCATATGATACCTTTCTCGAGAAATTCGCGGATGAAATTATCACGACCACCAATAAAAATATTCTCATGGACTATGGCGATTTTTTAAACAATACGCTGTATTTGTGTTTGGCCGAGGAAGTCTTAACCTATGCCGAAAACTTGGCCGAGACGAGCACCTTGAAAATATATTTTCCATATCTCTACCAAAAAGAGATAACCACCCTCGAGCAATTAAGGACGCGAAAACAGGAAGTGCTCAGCGAAACCCGCGACATGCTCACCCCCACCTTTGAGAAAAATATTGAAAATGTGAATTTGTTTTACGATATTTACCAGTCCCGCACCGAAGAACTGAATTTCAAAGAGGTAGGTATTAAATCTCTCATTCTAACGATTCAACAGCCCATTGCTTTTCATTTGCCACTCGACAATGTATTCAAACTCATCCACGCAACCCAAGATGTGCCGTTGATTAAAATGAATTTATCTAAAAAACAAGAAAATATCTATCGGTTGTACGCGGACAAAATGGCGACCAATGGCAAAAAAATACCGTACTTGGACAAAGGGGTTATTTTCAAGTGGGATAAAGTGATGGGCAGGAATAAAAGTGTCTCGGTTTATATCGAGCACTATGAGGAAGAAACAGGTTCGGTCGCGCCGATACTCTGTGAATTCAATAACGATGGCAGTATTGTCATCAAGGCCAATTTCAATACGAGTCTCTCCTATGACGCGATTAATGACTTGTTTCGAAAAGAAGTGAATCCCATCATAAATATCGTTCGTGATTATTTGGCACAGGATGGCTATCTCCTGAATAATTTTGTCGATTTAAATAAACATGACATCACGAACATGGAATTTTCCATGAATATAGAGATTGAAAGCGATATAAAACTTAAAAAAATTGTTGGCTGTCTCACGAGTATGTTCAATGTCATTAATGCGGATTTGGCCAATGGTATTATGCTGCGCTTTAAACGTGTCTCCAATTACAATGAGATGGAGAGTCAAGAGGCGCTTATTTTGGATATGTCCGAACCACACTTGGGTTATACGGATAGCGATATTGTGAAAGTTTTACAGACGAATTTTCAATTGAGCGAGAAAGCGGCCATGGAAAAATACGCGGACGTGAAACGCGCACAAGAAACCATGTTGGCAGGAAATAAAAAATTAAAGCAAAATAATAACCCAGGTTTTTTAACCACCATTGTCAAGCAGCCATTCAAAAACGTTGTCATAATTAACGTCTCGGGGCTGAATCATATTGGGTATTTAACCACCCTGTATATTTATCTGGATTCTTTAATCCGTATAACCCAAAAACAAGCGAGCACCAAAGTGACGCCGGCGGCGATTAAACGTACTTGTGCTGGCACGAAAATCGCGGACGAAAAACAAGTGGCTGAGATTATCGCACACGTCGAACAACCGAACATACACATGACGATTGTGGCGGAGGAATTGGTTTTCAATAAGCCAGGTGAAGAGGAAGAAGAGGAAGAACTGGATGAAGATGATTTGTTCGCACGATTTGGCTATGCGGATGAAGAAGGGGATAATCACCTTGAACCCCTTTCCTTAAAAGAAGGGGATAATCCCCTTGAACCCCTTTCCTTAAAAGGAGGGGTGTCTCCTCTAGAAGAAGAAGGGGTTGTAGGGGAATCTCCCCTAGAAGAGGAAGGGGTTGTAGGGGAATCTCCCCTAGAGTCTCCCCTAGAGGAAGACCGCCTCGAAACCGATATAACCGGTCAAAGTTTGGGCAACCCCAGCCCGTTTGAAAAACGCATGCGTAAATACGATAAAAAATTATTTGCGACCGATACCGGCAAAAAGAATTTCAGTTCGTATGCCACGGATTGCCAGATGAATCGGCGCCGGCAGCCAATCGTCTTAACCGACGAAGAAAAAAACCAGATTGATAAAGAACATCCGGGTTCCTACAGCGAAGCTATCAAATATGGCTCGGACCCGAGCAAACAATTCTGGTATATTTGTCCACGCTATTGGGATTTAAAAAACAATACCAGTTTAAATGAAGAAGAAGTGGATAAATCTTTGGTTATCCCCAAAAATCCCCCCGGAAAAAAGGTCCCACCCGGCAAACAAATATTTGAATTCAATGATTACGGCACCGAACATTTGAAAGATAAAAAATATATAACCCATTATCCAGGTTTTTTGAAAGCCCCACACGAAGAACGCGGGGTGTGTTTACCGTGCTGTTTTAAAAAATGGGAGGGGAAACAAACAGGGCTGCGCGCCCAATGCACCCAGGATACGACCATTGTTGTGCCGCCCGGGCGAAAAAAGAAAAAGGCAGCGGAAGAGATTGACGAATATATTCTAGCCCCCGATAAATTCCCCATAACCCAAGAAAACCGGTTCGGTTATTTGCCGATTGCCGTACAAAAATTTCTCCATACCGACAATAAAAAGTGCCAAATTAGTGAGATGAATACCAATATTCGGCAAGACCATGAGTGTTTGCTCCGACACAGTGTCGAGATAAATCATACACAGTCTTTTGTGGCCTGTATTGCCGACATTTGGTTTGAAATATACAAAACCATTCACAAGGAAAAGGTCCGGCCGTCCGTGAAACGGATGAAAGAAATCTTCAGCGAAACCTTGACGATTGATAATTTTGTCTCGCTGCAAAATGGCAATCTCCTCAAACTGTTTTACCCACAGAGCGATGAACGCGAGGACTTGGCGAAATATGCGGAGGTTTTTTCCAAAAGTAATTCAAAACTCTATAAACTCGCGGATAAAACCAAGCCCGAGCAAATGAACGCCTTAATTAAGATTGCCCGCGCCTATACGAATTTCCTGGCATATTTAAAAGACGATACGGTCGAAATTGACTACGAATATCTCTGGGATTTAATCTGTAAACCAAACCCCAAACTCTTTCCCACCGGCATCAATCTCGTGATTATCGAATTAACCCGCAAAGATATAACGGACAATGTGGAATTGATTTGCCCCTCCAACCACAATGCTTCCTCTTTTTTTGATGTAAAGAAAAGCTCGATTCTTGTTTTAAAAATCGATAACTTTTACGAACCCATCTATGCGTATAAAACGACCGCAGACGAAATCAGCATTACACGCAGTTTTAACATGATGTACAAAGACGTGCTGCCCAATGTAAAATATGTGCTAGAATTAATTCAAAAATCGTTTAATGCCAAATGTGCGCCTTTGGCGAGTATGCCAACGGTCTATAAATTCGAACAAAATATTCCGGTGGAGAGATTGGTACATTATTTACAACTACAGAATTATACCACCGAGAAATACGTCATGAATTATGATAGCAAAATCGTGGGGGTGGTTGCGAGCAATAACCAGGACCAGACCAGAGGCTTTATTCCCTGCTATCCATCCGCCCTGCCAGCCAACGCGACAAACCTCGTCTATGATGCCTACGTGGATACCTATGAAAAGACGAGAGATTTCTTGGAAAAACTATATAGCAAAGCAAAGCGGCAAATACCGTGCAAACCTTATATGAAAGTCATCGAAGATGGCTTGATTGTCGGCATTTTAACCATGACGAATCAGTTTGTCGAGATAAAAGAACCCACCCAAGATACCTTTGGCGCGGATTTAAAAATCATGAAAAGCGTCAATTATACGGCGATGGATACCGTGCTAAGTACGAGCACATCGGTTGATATGGAGCGTGTCAATTACATTAAAAAAATCCAATTAGAAACGAAATTTTATAACGTGTTTCGCAATACCGCGCGGTATCTTCTCGGCCAATACGCCAACAATGACACCCGGCGCGAGATTGAAGAGAAAACGAAATCCAGTCAGGCGTATTTGAAAAAACTGCGAAGCATCGAAACCTTATTGCGTGCGTTAATGAAAGATGCGATTGTCTTTCATCCGTACGCCGAGGCGGAGTTATTAAAACTCGACACCGTGTCGAATTGCTACAACAATTGCCAGCAAAAAGCGTACTGCCAGCCCAGTGGGGATACGTGCGCCTTGCGGATTCCCGAAACAAATTTGATTAATAACCAACGCAATGACGGTTTTTATTACGGCAAATTAGCGGACGAAATCGTGCGGTACAGTCGCATCAAAACTTTTATCTTCAATCCCAAAGCGATTCTCTCTTTTTCCCAATTGAAATACAATCTCAGAGAGAACGAGATTATTCTCTTGCAATCGCTACTCACCCAAGACTATTTTGAAAATATTATAACCGCCAAAGTGAATCCTTACATCAAACACAATACCTATGACACGACCCAGCCCATTATTGCGCAAAAGTATTCGAATCTGGAGGACTACACAGAGCCTGAACCGGCAGCCGAACCCGAATGCGTGTCTACCGTCAAAGACCATATTGCCACTAAATATTGGCAGGCCATTTTTCCCGCCAAGAGCCAGGAACAAATTTATTCGACCGCGTGTTCTTTTGCGGCGATTTTAAAGATTATTCGTGATTTTACACAGGATAGCACCTTAACCCAAAATAATATCAAAGAAGTTCTCTTCGCGGAATATCAGAAAATCTACAGCAACCAAATTTTACAAATCTTGCGTGCGCAAGGGAAGAAATTATTGGCAGGCCAGCTACTAAACCGGCAACTCTCGCTCGAGAATATGCTGTTGAGCGAAGATTATTATGCGACGAATTTGGATATCTGGCTCTTGGCGATTCATTATAAAGTGCCATTGGTTCTTCTCTCGGATACCGCTTTGCTTGAAAACAATGGCCGTTTTCTGGTGGCGTATAAGAGCGCCGAGCAAGCCTATTATTTCTTAAAAGTTTCCGCGGTCGTGCAACAAGTCGCGCCGGTGTATACCCTAATAACCAGCGGCGATATGAAAATCCCTACGGATAGTTTACGCTCGGTCGAGTTTCAAACTGCGCTACGCAGTGCGCCGGCTGGTCATGGACTCTTGGCTTTTATTGAAAATTTCTCGCTGACGGAGGCGAATAAGCGGATAAAAACAATTAAATTGCCGAAATCGCGGCTTGTGCCTGCTATTCCTTCGGTAGCTCCGCTTGCTATTCCTTCGGTAGCTCCTGCTCCAACTGCGCCTGCCACTGCTGCTGCTTCGGTCGCTGCGCCTGTCACTGCTGCTGCTTCGGTAGTGCCTGTGCCTGCTCCGCCTGCTCCTGCTTCTGTCACTGCTGCTCCGCTTGCTTCGGTAGCCACTGCCGTCAAAAAATTTACAGGTAAAATAAAATTACAAAAAAAATAGCCTCGATAATAAAAAATAAGAGTAAATTTTTTATTATATTTTTTAAAAGTCCAACGCATAACCATCGTCGCCACCCATATCAGCCGGCTTGATATTCGCCGTCGACATCGTCAGGTTGTCAATACTACACACTTCGTCCTTATCCAAGTAGCCTTCAAAGCCTTTTTCTATCGCTTCTTCCGTATCCTCCGCTTCAAAATCGTCCACCTTAAGCTGCGTTATTTTATCATAATCCAGAATGACTTGAAACGCACTTGTCCCAAAATACCCTTCTTGGCCGCACATGACATTGGCCGACACCCCCCGCATCGTATCGAGCTCCGCGTGGCGCGCCGCATTCAAGAACATTTCCGGCGTCTCTTCAAAAGACGCTTTAGCAATCGGCCCAATATTGTCATTGTTAATGCCGTGGCGAAAGATAGACACCATATCATCATTACATGTCATGCGGTCGCACAGCATGCCGAGATGGTGGTAATTAATGTACGTGCTGTCGAATTCAATGACTTCTGTTATTTCATTCAAAATGGATTGCCGGGCCGCTTCAATTCCCAAGACCCGATAGATTTCCTGGATATCATTGGTATACGTCCGGGTCACATCAATATCCGTCAGGCTCAAGAGATGCATGAGATTGGTCCCCACCGTATCTAGCACCCAGGTTTCTTTTTTCGTAAAACTGCCATCTTCCATGACCAAACTATCGATGATTTTGCGCGGATTCACTTTCTTAATATTTTTAATCCCACGCAACACTAATTTATCCAGCAAAGCTTCTTGGAAATTTTTCAGTAAATAGATTTCGTCGGATTGGTCGAGGGAAGCTTTTTTGCTCGACCCCAAAGCTTTATTTAAGCGCAAGCGAAACACGAGATTATCGCTATTGTAGTCCGAGAAAGTACATGAGACTTGGTCGCTATAAGTGTTTGTAATCGCAAAATGGACATCATCCATCGTAATGTTGCGGTCTAACATTTCTTCCATGTTCATCGTCATGCGAATAACCCATTTGGATTTGTCCGCATCGTTGCTCTGGCTTTCTTCGGCGCCACTACATTCGTCTATCATTTTTTCAAATTCATTGTAGGTTTGCATGAGATGGTCGTCCTCGTTTTTTTCCGCATTCGGCGGCGCAAAGCAGATTTTAATCGCGGCCACAATCACGCGCAGCTGGGTATGCTCGAGTTTATTCACCATCCGTTTCGCATTTTCTTGGACACATTCTTCGTTTTTGTGCAGATACACCGTACATGACGGGTTTTTGGGATTTTCCGAGAGTGAGATGATTTCTTCAATACGCGGCAAACCGCGGGTCACATTCGATTTGCTAGCCACCCCCGCAAAATGAAAGGTATTCAGTGTCATTTGCGTGGTCGGTTCTCCAATCGATTGCGCGGCAATCATGCCCACCATTTCACCCGGTGCAATAATCGCCTTTTTATAGGTCATGACAATATGCTCGATGAGAATCAGCAAGGCCTTGCGGTTAAAGCGCTTGACCATCAGCAGTTCTTTCGGCGTCAGGTAATAATAGTACAAGGTTTTAAATAAAGCGTTGGGCGGGCAATAGTGAATGGCCATTAAGCGACTGTAGCCTTCGTCAATTATTTCGTAAGCTTCGAAGGGTGTGATATCCACGAGTGAATTGACATTGATAAATTGCTGGCCGTGAATATTGTTAATAATATGGATAAACGACACGGGCATATTCACGTTCTTATTGTCGCGGTAGCCAAAGACATTCATCGCCAAGCCACTGCGCGCTTGAATCGCCAAGTCAATCAACTCCTTGGACCGTTTCGCCAAATCATTGCTTTGTTTCGCCAAGCGTTTGATGGTCGGCTTGGTAAAGGACGCGACATACACATCGTCGGCTTTGGTTTTTACACCGGCGGTCGAGACGACCGGCATTTGGTAGTGATTGTAGATTTCTTCCAACGACATTTGGACCAGCGGCAACGGCTGCGATTCGACCTTGACGGGGTCAAAACCATCATCTCCATACGAGAACTGAATAATTTTGTTCTTGTTGTTGCGCACCGTCATATCGTATTCGACCTTCAAATCTTCCAAACCTTTAATCAAGCGGCGCTGAATATAACCGGTTTGCGAGGTTTTCACGGCTGTATCAATAATACCGATGCGGCCACCCATGGCGTGGAAGAACAGCTCCGCCGGTGTCAAACCGGAGATAAAGGAGTTTTCGACAAACCCGCGCGCCGTTGGCGAATCATCGAATTTCGTGAAATGCGGCAGCGTGCGGTTCTCAAAGCCATACGGTATGCGTTTGTTATCCACATTCTGTTGCCCGAGACACGAAATCATCTGCGAAATATTGAGGTCGCTCCCTTTGGAACCGGCATTGACCATAATGACAAACCGATTCTCTTTGTTCAAACTTTCGCGGCCAATTTTGCCCGCGTCATTGACGGCTTTACTCAAAATATTATTGACCTGTATTTCAAACTCTTGTTCATCTGTGCGGCCAGATTTATTCTCAAAGATGCCCAAGTGTGTTTGGTCAATCAAGGTCTTGACTTCCATCTTCTTTTTCACAATAATATCGGAAATCGCGTCATTGGTCGCTTTATTCGCAATCAAATCGCTGACACCGACACTGTAGCCGCTCGTTTTCATGTATTCCGTGACAATGTTCTGTAAATTATCCACGAAATCTATCGCTTCCCTGTTGCCGTAATCATTACAGATGCGATGAATCAGCCCGTTGGTGCCATCGCCGAGCACCCCTTTCTCCAGCTGCCCACGCACATACTTTCCATTGACGATTTCCAAGACATTGTTGGACGTTTTGTATTCTTCCTTGTCGCCAAAGCGCTTGGTTTTGTAGCGCAGGGTAAAGGGCGGCAGGATTTGCGAGAGGATATTAAAATTCGAGATATGTTTTTTCGGTAGTTTATCCACATCGACTTTGTTGTAGGCCATCAATAAATTCATCGCCTCGCGCGCGTTGAATGTCGTATTTTCGCGGGTGAAGCGGTAAGACCCGAGGAGGGAATCTTGGAAAATACCAATGATGGACTTGTTGTTGGCGGGACTAATAATTTGCCAAGGCACCGCCGCCAAATGGCGGAGCTCGGACTCACTTTCTATATCTTGTGGCATATGTAAATTCATCTCATCTCCCAATGAGCACCCTCTAGCTTTCACTAAAGGCCAGACTGTATCTTAAGCAAACTCAGGCTGATTAGACCTTCCTTGTTCACCAACATCCGTTCAGTCGTTGAAGGGCTACCATTTCCTATCATAGCGGATTTAGGTAGTCGCACTGCGGATTGCCCAATCCCTAACATTGTTACCATTGGGTACGGCTATTAACCGTGTTCCCCTTTACAATTTCTCATAAAGGGTGGTAGTTAGGGCTCTCAGGGGTTTCCCGCTGCAAGATGTTTCGCAAATAAATCAATGTATACTTGAGGCAATTCTATATTATTTTCTATATGGTAGGTTTCTAATGTCTTTAAATGTTGTTCAATCTGCGGTTTCACTATTTTATTATTTTTTGACAAATTCTCTTTTGCGAGCAATGGCATTGTATTTCGCCAATTAAACGCAACAAATCGGTCTTGTTCGTTTTCAAAGTTAAACTTTGATAAAGGGATAACATGGTCAATATGCCATAACGGACCATGATTTTCTAGGGTAAAGCCACTTGTGTTATATAGAATCCATTTTAAATATTCAGGTGGTTTACACCCTAAATATTCATGTGTATGCTTGGTTTTATCACCCTTTAAACCAATATGAATTCTTGCCCGCACATAACGTTTTAGTTTTTCAGGCGGGTCATCTCTTTCACAATCTTTACACTTAAGTCTATTATGACGAAATCGAGTTTTGGCCTTGACCACTTTACAATACTTGCATATTGTGTTGTCCTCGCCAATTTCTTCTTCCAAATTTTTTAACTCGACTAGTTTAGTTTCATCTCTAATAGCCTTTTTCTTCCTTTTATATTTCATGGCTTGGTCTATTTTCCCTTTACGAACTTCTTCATTTTCCTGATATTCTTTTCGTCGTCTCACATTATTACAATCTTTGCAAATGTTCCAATCCTGCCTAATGAATAAAGTAGCAATTTTTATTTCTTTGCATTCTACGCACAACTTTTGTGCGGATAAATCTACCACTTTATTCTTAGCATTCTCCTTCTTTTTCACATTGCAACAATCTTTACATATATTACGATTTCGAACAATTCTATCAGGATGTTTCATTTCACCACATTTTGAACAGCACCTTTCGACAATTTCCGGTTTTGTGAAGTCTACCATTTTATATATATACTAAATTTTTCTTTATTATCTTTTGCCTCATGTATTAATTTATTTACTAGGAGGTAGCACGCTTTTCACGCCTCCTGTTTTTGACAGAGAAGTTTATCAAAATCCGCATTGTAGGGGCGCGTACATGCAACATTCAACCTAAAGGTTTCCCCGATGGGCATGATGCGGACGATATGGCCCATCATCGACATTCTGTGTAAAGTCGGTTGTCGATTGAAGAGAATACAGTCGCCGTCCATCATGTGCCGGTGGACGATATCGCCGATTTCCAATTGAATGGAGTCGCGGTCGATATAGCGCAGCGAAATATTGTCGCCGTTTTTCTTGACGAGAATTTTCGCACCAGGATGCACATCCGGTCCATTGCGCACCAGTTTCGCGAGAAACTTCAGGTTGCGCGCATTGACAACAATCGGCTTGGTCAGATTTTTCGCCATTTTCAGCGGCACACCCAACTCCCGCGCCGACAAATTCGGGTCGGGTGTAATGACCGAGCGCCCACTGTAATCCACCCGCTTCCCCATGAGATTGCCACGCACGCGCCCATGTTTGCCCACGAGCCGCTCTTTGATGGATTTTAAGGGCCGGCCTGAGCGTTGCGACATCGGCGGCGCACCCGGGATTTTATTATCAATCAGCGAGGCGACATAATACTGTAAGAGAATCGTCCAGTCATTAATCACGTTGGTTGTGGCATTGGACTGAATTTTTTCTTGTAAGGTCTTGTTCGCTTTGAGAATGCTCACGATGATATGGGTTATATCGTCTTCACTCCGCTGTTGCGAATCGTGCTTGACAGAGGGCCGGACGGCGGGCGGTGGAATAGCCAGCACTTGACAAATCATCCAATCGGGCCGCGACCAAATTGGACTAAAGCCCATGAAGGTGACATCGTCGTCAGATATCCGCCGAAAACATTTGAGCAAGATTTCCGGTGTCAAATTCATGACTAATTTTTCATTTTCATTGCCCACACCTTCAACATTCTCCCATTCGGCAATGAGGGTCGAGAGGCCTTCCTTTTTCAATTTACTGGGTTGCTTACAGCCACACCCATCGTCGGTATCTTCGCCACAGCGTTTAATTTTACTTGCGTAGACAAAAACCGCACTCCAACGGTCTTGGGCCGACATTTTCAGCAAATGCTCGTATTTTTTCTTGCTGATTAATAATTTACTACATTTGATACAAATACAGCGGGCGATTTTTATGATGGTGCTGAGGTATTGGATATAAAAGAGCGGTCGCGCTAATTCAATATGCCCAAAATACCCTGGCGTCTGCATATAATCGAGCCCGTCTGTTGGACAGATTAGGCCGGGGTCTAACACCCCCATCCGCGGGTCAAATAAACCCCCAATCGCGGGCTTGTTATTCACATAGGCTTCACGGTTGGTAATTTCTGCCACGGACCCTTTGCGGATTTCTTCGGCGGATAGAATACTGAATTGGATGCCAATAATTTTGGTGGCAAATTGCTTCTGCATGGTCCCTTTGTTTCGATTTGACGCCATGATGTATCTTATATTAACATAATAATATTTAGATATGTTTAATTCAATTTTTTATTATATACTAAAGCTGGAAATTGGATATATTTTTTTATAAAAATTTATAAAAAAATTGAAAGATAAGTTTCCATTTATATCAAACCAAAAAACCTTTCCAACATGTCTGAATCGAAGAAATACAATACCCGTTCAACCGCAGAGCAGCGAAAAGCCATGTCAAGCGAGCCGAAAAAGGAAGATGCGAAAAAAATACCCGAGGCTAAATCGCATGAATCGTCGGACGATGAAGACGATTACGAAGACGAAGACGATGAAGAATATATAGCCTCCGCCGATGAAGACGACGAATTAGCGCATCACGAATATCAAAAATTTCTGAGTGAATTGTTCCCCTCGAAACATATGACCGAGCGAGCCAATTTGGCGGCGATTGAGCATAAAATGTCTTCAACGAAGAAATGCCCGCCAGCGCCGAAGAAAAAGCGTGTAAGCGCAAGCGCAGATGAAAGCGAAAGCACGGATGAAAGCGAAAGCGAGGATATAAGCACAGATGAAAGCGAGAGCGACGAAGAATGTCTGGATGCGCGGCATTCAAAAAATAGCAAAAGTCTCCCCAAAAATTTCAATATTTCCTTCATTATTGGCGACCAACGCCAAGAGCTCGAAGAGATGTCTCCGACCGAAGCCTTATACGACGAAGCGTATACAGACGAAGAAGAGTCAGAGACGGAAAAGAAAAAGCCACGAAAAGATAAAACACCCGTGCCGCTAGAAGATGACTTGGCGGCTTTCACGAAAATGAAAGGACTGTTTGAGACTTTACAACCCAGCGACCAAGAAAATCCGGTCATTAAAAAAATGCTGGACGAAATAAAAGAAAAAGAAAAACGCTTCATGAAAAAAATGGAATTGAAATCAAAAAAGCAGAAAGTAGAAAATACGAAAAAGCTCAAAACACTTTTGCGGGAACGCGACGTCATGAATGATTTACAATATTTCAATGAAAAGATGACGGTTCAAGAGCAAGAGCACGCCCTCCAGCAAATCGAAGAAATTAAAAAGCACAACGATATTACCAAACCGTATCGGCTGACCCTGCTCGATGCGGATATCCCGTCGCAATACAAGGCGATTGCCTACCGCAAGATTTCCTCTTTGCGCAGTATGGAGCCCGGTGGCGGCGATTATTATAAAATGAAAAACTGGGTAGATACGTTTATGCAGATTCCCTTTGGCAAATATAAAAATCTGCCGATTACCATCGCGGATGGGGTCGAAAAATGCCACGAATTTATGGACAACGCCAAACAGATTTTAGACCAAGCGGTTTATGGTTTGAATGATGCGAAACTCCAAATTATGCAGATGGTTGGCCAGTGGATTGTCAACCCGAGCGCCATCGGCACCGCGATTGCTATAAAGGGTCCAATGGGCACGGGCAAAACCACGCTCGTGAAAGAAGGCATCAGCAAAATTCTCGGCCGCGATTTCGTCTTTATTGCGCTCGGTGGTGCGACGGACAGCAGCTTTCTCGAAGGCCATTCGTATACATATGAAGGGTCGACATGGGGCAAAATCGTCGACCTTTTGATTAAATGTAAGAGCATGAATCCTGTCATTTATTTCGATGAGCTGGATAAAATAAGCGATACACCCAAGGGTGAAGAAATTGCGGGCATCTTGACGCATTTGACGGATACCGCGCAGAATAGCCAATTCCACGACCGGTATTTTTCGGAAATCGAATTCGACCTCAGTCGCTGTCTCTTCATCTTCAGCTACAATGACGAGAGCAAAGTCAATAAGATTCTCTTGGACCGGATGTACCGAATTCAAACACAAGGGTACAACCAAGAACAAAAGACGACGATTTCCAATAAATATTTACTGCCGAAAATCTGCGACCAAGTCAAATTCCAAACCGCCGATATAATCATCGCAGATGAGACCTTACACTATATTATTACGAATTATACAGATAAGGAAGACGGTGTGCGGACGCTAAAGCGCTGCCTCGAAATCATCTATACGAAATTAAACTTGTACCGCTTAATGCGACCGGATACGAATATCTTTGAGAGTGAGATGTCCATTAAAGTAGAATTTCCAATGCAAGTGACCACGGCAATTGTGGATAAACTGATTAAAAAAGTGGTGGACAGTGGGAGCTGGCACAATATGTATATGTAATAACTGCGTATATGTAATGACTGCGTATATGTAATAACTCCGTATATGTAATGCTTCACATCCTTCTCACAAAACTATATAAACCTTTCCCACGAATTATATATTTATGCGGTAGCACTATTCTTTTCTCGCTTTTCTCTTCTTTTTTCTTGCCTAGAGCAGCAACACTTAACCCAAGCATCTCTCGCGAAGATGTTATAATATTTCCCATTTTATAGATATAGATAGAATAGGATATAATATAAAAATGTTGACTATTAAATTTTTTTCGAGTTTTGGTTCGTCTGAAGGTTGTATTGAAGCCTATACCCGCGTCTCTGAATTGCTCCAAGACCCTGCCTTCAATACCACCTATCGGTTTACCACCGGCGAGGATTATACCCATGCCATTATTCTAAATACAGCCATGCCTGTTCTCACCCTACCAAAAGCCAAAGTGCTCGGCTTGGCGTTCGAACCACTCGAGTTTTTGAATTTAACCCCGGCTTTTCTGGCCTATGCGGCGAAACATATTGGCACATATCTTATCGGCAAAAAACTACAACTGCCGGCCCCGTTTGTCGAGCATTTTGGCTATATGTGGCATCTGACGCCTCTCTCGGTCCTCCCGCCGAAAACCAAACTCATGTCTCTCATGATTTCGAATAAAATGCTCACCGCTGGACACCATTACCGTCATACTTTGTGTAAAATGATTATAAATTCTAACCTACCGATTGATATTTACGGAAATGGCTGCGTCTTTTACAACAAAATCTTGGATACGCGGTTAAAGGGCAAATTTATAGAAGAAGAACCTTATGCGGATTATCTGTTTCATATTGCCATTGAAAATGTAGAGACGCCGCACTATTTTAGTGAGAAAATAATGAACCCGCTCTTGTGTAATACTATCCCAATTTATTTGGGCTGCCAACAGATTGACCAGTATTTTCCCAAGATGGTTATAAAATTAACCGGTAAAGCGGATAAGGATTTTGCTTTATTGACGGACATTTGTATGAATAAAGAGAGATATCTTAAAACAATTGATGTTGAGGCGGTCAAGAAAACTATCCATTTTTCGCATGTGGTGGATTTTTTTAGGTCATAGAACTATATGTGTATAAATATATATGTATAAATATTCATTTGGCGTACCGAGTGAATTTATTTGGGGCTCGCATATTTTGATGGGCTTGTTTTTTGTTTTTATTGGTTATGAAATTATTATGCATAAAAAAATAGCAACATATTTAGCATTACTTCTCGTTGTATTAGGCGCAACCGGTGGATTGTATCATATTCATTTATGGTATGAATCGAGTAAAGGTTCTACTTCGTAATTCAAAGGTTCTACTTCGTAATTCAAAGGTTCTCTCTTTTTTTCTTTTGGTGGTCGCATGATTAACCACGAGAAATCCAGCCACGCAGTCCATTTGTCAAAATAATAGAGAAAGGTCTTCATATATATATATTCATTTATTTTTCAATCAACACAGCCTTGGCGATTTTTTTCATAATTTTGTTCTCACTGTCGACGAATTCGCCTTTCCCTCCCATCGCCTGCCCTATCATTTTGACATAGACGTCGTTGAGATGGTGCTGTGTGTTCATACAGTTGGGATGCTTCTGGCTCCACGGCACCAAGAGCGAGCTGTTTTTATAGGTCACGTGCTTAATAGCCATACGCAGCTTGTCGTTGGTATCGTTTTCTTTTTTCCAGACATTGTCATCTTTGACAAACATAATCTCTCTTTTCCCATCGCTACAATGTATCGGGCGTTTGTATATATCCAACTCACCGAGTTTGCGAATGATAATGTTGCTGATGCCTTCCACGTAGCCGAGCGTGCCAACCTCCTCCAGGTCCGAGAGTTCCAGTGTCATGGATTCGACAAATTCTTTCAGGTTCATCGCATCCTTGCATTGCTCATTCAAGAAAAAATGCAGGTTGAAGGTTTTGTTGTGGTTGTTCTGGATATTTGTCGTGCTGGTGGTTTGACAAATAGACAGCATTTGTTTCTGAAATTCTTGGGTTTGTTTATGCAGTTCGGCGTTTTGCTTATTCAACTCCGTGGTGGTTTTCTGTAGCAGTTCCGTGGTGGTTTTCTGTAGCAGTTCCGCGTTATTTTTAACGACTTCCAAGACCAAATTCGTTAGAAAGGCGACGTCGGGCGGGAGTTGGGGCGTCGATTCGCAATTTTTTTTATGGGTAGATAGGGTGGAACTATGTTTGTATTTTTTTCCGCATTTACACTGGTAAACTGGGTTGGGGTTTTTTATATAGGTGTCGTTAGGATTTAGCATGTATTTGTGCTTTATGGTCTCCTCGTGCTTTTTAAAATCTTTTTTGTTAGCTGTAGTATAATCACATTTTTGGCAACTATATTTCAGGGGATTTTTGGGGACTTTTTTGTTTGGATTCATTAGTATAATAACCTAACACAAAAATCCCCTAAATTATTTCTCGTAAATATATCGAAAAAAATATGCTCACAACATTTTTCGCGTTTTTTCGAAAATGAGAGCATTATGGTCTGAGGTCGTTTTTTTATCGGGTTTTTGCAGAGGCCGGACGGCCCTTTTGATTTTTGGACATTTTTAGAAATGTCCAAAATGCAGTTCTGAGTTTCAAACCCAAAAAACTTGATTTTTTGAATCTATTACTCTAACCTTAAAAACTTCCGTCCAATTTTACTAGTTATAAACATACCACAGCCAGAGGCAATCTGGGCATAAAATATAGGAGTTCTTTTTGTACAGCATAATAAATAACCGGATAACACAATGAAAAGCAATGAACTAATCCAGAATAAATTTGTATAAATATCCATTCTATAACATATATATACAAAAAAGTGTTGAAATGCGGTTGGTCTAATATTCACCAGTCAATGTCCGATTGCCTCCGCGTTCGTTCAAATATTTCATTTGTTCCGGCGCAGCGCAAACGCAACCATCACCAGTGGAATAAGGTGACGGGCAGCATTCGGGTGAAAAAACATTGGAATCAAAAATCAACATTTCGCCTTCGGGTAGCGGAACCGGTCCTCCTTCATTTTTTTCTAGGTTAGAATAGATGTTGTCTGAATCGTTCAAGGCATCCGGATTTTTATGGTTTACGACGGTCTCATTATTTTCCCAACTGCGTTTCACTCCGTCGCCCATTTTATAGTTAATAGCCGAACCGAGTCCAACTAAACCCGCCGTAAACCCCTCTTTAATGCCACCGAACAGGATATAGATAATAAATGCGGCCACGATTAGCCAAAAGCCACCCACGACAATTATTAATTTTATTGAAATGGTTTGGTTTAAAAACTGATTAAGGCTCATATAATACTAAAGTAGATAAAAAAACATGTTAAAAATTAGTCAGGGGTCTCCTTTTTTTCTTTCGGTGCGGAATTGTTTGGTTTGCTTGGTGGGTTAGCTTCTCTCTTATTCAAAAATGTTTTAATCGATTCAATCAGCGCCACCGCATAATCCACCGTATTATTAATACCGCCCAACAAAAACACCACAATAACAACACAGCCAATGCCCCATAAAATTACAAGAATCATGATGGTTTTTATCGAGATTTTAAAATCAAACAAATCATTTATCGAATTTATATCGCCGATTTTACTTATTTCGTCCATTTTTATACTATAAAATTATATAAAAATTAACAGAGGTAAGCGTCAATGCCGTAATTATAATCATTGACTCGAATACCGTTTGCCTGAAAAAACATGGTGTCGGTTAACAAATGGTATAAAATCGGTGTTGTTTCACTTTTTTCACTTTGCTTTTGCATACAATTGATTATACCTAAACTAGCATCCGCAATATGTATATTTTTCGACCCACATAGAAACTGGTCCTGCGCAAACGAATGTTTATACGTCGTGCCTCCGCTCATCTGGATAACCCCCAGGACTTTGGTATTGTCTTCCAAAACGTCATTTACGCAAACAGCCCGCAGCGGCCGCACTTCGCCACTCTTTAATTTTACTGTTGTTTCGGGGTGAAAGCCGCTGGCGAGGTAGGTATGAATATCCGCGTAGGTAAAATTCGCCGGCAAATAACCCGGCACCACGCAATTCTTATGTAAAGCCCGCAAAACCGTCAGGTCAATGTCGTCCCAATCGGAAAAAAGCGTAGCCCCCACCAGAAATTCTTTGGCAGCTGTATTCAAACAGTAGACATAAGGCTCGGAAAAATCCGGCACCACGCGTGCGTCGGGATGGTTTTTCACTTTAATCCATTTCAGCGCCGGATGAAAGACACGGTGTTCCCCGGTTACCAAAACCCCATTTAATCTATAGACTGTCTGGCCTGCTGCCGCAAATTTCATAATAGCGCACACTTCGCCGCCGTTTTTCAATTGGTCCCCGAGACGAATATCCTTTATGAATTTCTCTGTGCCTGGCTCAAATAAGGGGATAACCGACTCGCCCGCAAAACAACTCGGCACTTGGGGTGGCGGCGCGGTGGATAAGTTAATGACATCGAGCAACATGACTTCAAACCAGATAAGCGGGATTAAAATCGCCAACATAATAACAGCGGTAGTAATGGCGGAAACGGTGGGTGCTACCGCCCACGCTGGACCAAAAACGGGTACAGCAAACAAAACTATAGCGACAATAATAAACACGGTAATGATACATGCAATAATAATTAAAATCATGGTTACCGCGTCCAAAATAGACAAAAATAAGGACTCCATCGCCATATAACTGCCCATCATAGTGAATAAGGACGATGTTAAAACACCATTGACTTTGGCCATGGTATCTTTTGTTTTTACCACAAATTCGATAAAAGCGACCATTAGATTCGACATACCCGCATAGATTTGCGCAAATAAACGTTCGCAATTCTTGCGTAAGGTTTCAAAGGTTTTCCGCATGGTATTCACCGCGTCGAGTAAAGCTTGAATCGATTCACTGACCATTGTAATAATTATTTGAAAGGGTTGAAAGGCGAGTACCGCCGCATAATACAGTATTGAATTGATACATTCGTTGAAATTCCCGGTGGTGTATTCTAAATTTGATTGGTCCGCGGGTTTGTTAATATACCCTGCAAAAGGCATAAACAGTGGATTACATTTTTGATAGGGCCACTCCAACTTTACTACCTCTAAAACATTTGCTAACGCGTAATAACAAATGAGCGTTATAAAGACAATACATAAGATGAATGAAACCCACACATCTTTTCCATATTTATCCATATAGCCCGACATTAAATACAATTCGTCTATTTTTTTACGGGTCTCGTCCATAGAATGTCTATCTATAATTAGTAAAGACTATAAACGTCGCAGGCCGACTCTTATTTCTTCCCGCTATTTTTCGCAGGTGAGCCATTGTTATCTTCCCAATCATGAAAAATCCAGTCGCCGATTTGGATGGTGTGGTCCGATGTTATCAGACAATACAGCACCGGGCAATTTGCGTCGGTTTTTTCGGCGCCGTTTAATTCGTTCACATGCACAAATTGCTTAAGCGGCGCATCGTAAACGAGATGGCTACCCGAGACTAAAATCGCGTCGGCGGTCTTGTTTGGCACTTTATACAATTCCTCCACGAAATGTCCATTTTCGTCTAAATTACTTATTTGCATTACTGCGCAAACGCGTGAGCCATTGGATAAAATACTATTCAAAGGGACATCTTTCATGGATACAATCTCTCCATTTTTTAGATTTAGTTTAGTTTCGGGGTGAAAACACAAGGCGCGCACCAGTCCTCCGGGTGGACCATCCCAAGCACTCGTCATAGTCATAATCGAGCCATTCAATATATAGAGTGACGTCATCATTATCCCGGCCAATTTGCCCATCATATCTTTGATATTTACAACCATACGCTGTACTTCAATCATGATATTAAACATGGAAGCAAATATATTACCAAAAATATCGGTTATATTTAGCCGAAACACACTCACAAAGCCTCTGGCCGAATTTATATTCGAAGTTAAATCCGAGACAATACCGCCTAATACACCAATATTAAAATTGACGGGTTTCATCAAATCCCCCATAAAATTGGACTGAATGTTTTGAATACAAAAGATGAAATTTTTGCCAGTCTCGTGGCCAAAGAGAGAAGCGAAGGGCATGATTAAAGGCTGACAGCGATACACGGGCCAATTATCCTTAATACGTTGCATGCCCACGACGATTATATTGAAAACGTATAGTAGGAAGAATATTATTATTACAACGATGGATAAGGTTAAATCCGATGTTTTCATAGTAAACTATATGGTGATTATTTTATTGGAGAGAAATCTAAAAACTCATCAATAAGGTTTATCACCAGAAGCATTTGCCAGCCCCACCGCTTTTGTATAAGCGGCAATGATTAACCCTTGCTGTGCCGCCTGGTCTTGGACCGAAGGAATGGGTCCGATACAGCCGACGGGCGGGACATAGCCATAACCGTCCGGTCCATTTACATAACTTGTATTACACATCGCAATATCGCCGCCTTTTTGTATTCTTCTGCCGCCTTTTAAGGCGTTATTCATATTGCTATGGTTGACAGCACTGTTTGTAACGCCTCCACTCGTATCAGCGGGATTTGTTGGTGGTGGGGCTTGCTTAAAATCAATACCGCCTTTTTGTATACGCCTTCCACTTCGTATGCGCTTTCCACTTCGCGTGCGCTTTCCACTTCGTATGCGCCTGCTACTTCGTATGCGCTTTGTGCGCCTCCCACTTTGTATGCGCCTTCCACTTCGTATGCGCTTGCCGCTTCGTATGCGCTTTATACTTTTAGATTTCATATATATATAAAGATATATTTTCTAAGGATAGTATAATATGGATACGCTAGATAGATTAAACTTGAATAAAATGATTGACGCGAACAACGTGCAAGATTGTACAAATGACATCCGCGCCAAAAAACACAGCCCTTTCATACGCGCAGATGTGGTACGCTTAATTAATTTAAAAAAGAAATATAGCCGCCTCGCACAATCAAACCCCAACCAATTTGATGCGATGTGCGTCTCTCAATGTAGTTTTCTCTTCAATAACTATATGGAAATTTTCAACAAAATCAAAAAGGATGAATTGAATTTACAAATATTGTATCAGTTGTTGGAGGTTTTAAAACAAATTGAGGAAGGACAATTAGACCAGCATACAGGAGCGTTTGAGGTCGGTAAATTGCTCAAAACCATGTACATTGATAGCGCGCTAACCAAGGCTGAACGTATTGACAAGAAAACTGGTGCGAAAATAGCCGTTGCTAAAGCGACAGAGAAGAAGATAACATGGGCGGAGTATAAGGCCAAAATGGGCGGAGTATAAGGCTGGCCGGAGTATAAGGCTGGCCGGAGTATAAGGCTGGCCGGAGTATAAGGCTGGCCGGAGTATAAGGCTGGCCGGAGTATAAGGCCAAACTGCTATGAAAACAATATAAAATTATCTCTCTAATAATAAGTATGTATACACTTGTTATTGTAGAATCACCGGCGAAATGTAAAAAGATTGAGGAGTATCTTAGTAGCAAAGGCAACTATAAATGTATTGCCAGTTATGGCCATATCCGCGAATTGGCCGGCCTCGTGGCAATAAATATTCACAACAATTTTGCGCCCACTTTTATTGAATGTGCGAGCAAAAAAGCCCAAATAGGGAAAATCCAGAAAGCTATTAAAGAAGCCACGGAAGTTATTTTGGCCACCGACGATGACCGGGAAGGCGAAGCGATTGCCTGGCATTTGTGCCAAGTCTTTGAGCTACCGGTCGAAACGACCAAGCGCCTGCTCTTTCACGAAATAACGGCGTCTGCTTTACACCATGCGATAGATACCCCAACAAAAATCAACATGGGTGTTGTCCAAGCGCAATTGGCCCGTCAAGTATTGGATATACTGGTGGGTTATCGGTTGTCGCCACTCTTGTGGAAACATGTCAAGGACGGTCTCTCGGCTGGCCGCTGCCAAACACCCGCCTTGCGCCTTATTTATGAGAATCAACACGAGATTGACTTGGCGCCAGGCAAACAGCAGTATGTGGTGACGGGCTATTTCACGAGTAAAATGTTGCCTTTTAGTTTGAATCCAGCCGAAACCCCAATGCGGGAATTTCTGGAAGCGAGTTTAACCTACGCGCATGTCTATAAAGCACCGAGCTTGCGCACAAAAACATGTGAACCGCCTAAGGCTTTTTCGACTAGCACCCTACAACAAGCGGCCAGCAACATACTACATCTCTCGCCCAAAGAAACCATGGCCCTCTGCCAAAGCCTTTATGAAGAAGGTTATATAACCTACCATCGAACTGATAGCCAAATGTGTAGTGACGTGTTTAAAGCCGAGGCCGCGCTCTATATTTTGAAAACCTATGGTGAAATGTATGTAAATACCGACTCAAAAACGGTCTGTGCGGATACAGCACACGAAGCCATCCGGCCGACCAAGCTCGAATGCGCCGAAATTGGCGGAGAAAAACGTAAGGAGAATCGGCTTTATCAGTTAATTCGGCGGCGTACCTTAGAAAGCTGTATGCCGGCTGCGACCATTTCAGTGCTTACTGCGACAATAACCGCGCCGTACAACCACGAATACCAATATACGGCGGAGCATGTTATTTTTCCGGGGTGGCAGGCGGCAAGCGCAAGCGCAGCAGCAGCAAACGCAGTAGCAGCAAACGCAGTAGCAAGCGAAGCAGCAAGCGAAGCAGCAAACGCAGTAGCCGGCACTAAAAAAGAATATACTTATCTCCAAGCTTTAAAACCACAGACGCTGCCGCCACAAAAAATAAAAGCGCAAATTCACCTGACCGAGACCAAATCCCATTATACCGAAGCCCGCTTGGTCAGCCTGCTGGAAGCGAAAGGTATTGGGCGGCCTTCGACCTTTTCCACCCTGGTCGAGAAAATTCAAGAACGCAACTATGTCAAAAAAGAAAATGTGAAAGGCCGTCTCCTCACCTGTACCGATTACGAAGTCGCCAGCGGGAAAATAAAGGAAAAGCAAGTGGAACGCGAGTTTGGCCAAGAGAAAAATAAATTAGTTATTACGCCGGTGGGTATCCTCGCCTTAGAATTCCTGCTCAAACATTTTGAGCCTTTTTTCGCATATGCTTATACCAAACAGATGGAAGATGAATTGGATTTAGTCGTACAAGGCACGCTAGAGTGGCCGACACTTTGTCGAAAATATTATAATGAATTGGAAGAGCTGACAGCGACAATAACAGACCGCGGCAAAGAAACGATTCGGATTGATGCGGAGCATACGTATCTCATTGGTAAGTATGGGCCGGTCGTCAAATGTGTTTCGGCTGGAGAGAAAGTGTCCTTTAAACCCGTGCGCAAGGACCTTGATTTAAACAAATTACGCGAAGGGACGTATACTCTGGCGGATATTCTCGAAGAACCCGAAACCGCGCCTACATCGATAGGGTTATACCAAGCGAAACCCGTCTATATCAAGGTGGGCAAGTTTGGCAAATATTTAGAATGGAATGGCTTGAGTAAATCGCTCAAACATTTAAAACAAAAACCCGCCGAGATAACCCTCGATGATGTGATAGAGCTCTTGTTTGACACGGAGAACGCCGAGACGCGGGTGCTCGGACCAGATGCTACGATAAAAAAAGGTGAGTACGGCCACTATATCTACTACAAAAATAAGAAAATGAAAAAGCCCCGCTTTTTGAAACTGGATGGATTTCCAGGGGACTATATGACATGCGAATTACAGGTGGTAAAAGACTGGTTTGCGCGAACATATCAAGTGGGCATATAAGTATCACAAGTATATAAGTATATAAGTATCACAAGTATCACAAGCATAAAAAAACGTTTATTCATACACATACGATTTCCTTCCTACAAATACTTCCTCATCAGGCTCGTCTTCTTTTGCTGGCTCGCCAGGGCATATCAGGTGCGCTACTTTACATGCGTGGCTGTTTGGGTGTCTTTTGGGTCCATCGGCATCGCGGTAGTGCCACGGGGACCACGGGAGTCGCAAAACATGGTATATCAGCCGTTCCTTCACTATATTCACGCGTTCTTGTGCCTCCTTCCAGTTTTCCTTGTCTGAGCCATCAAGCGGACCATCGAGAGCGAACGCACGACATTCGTCAAAGAGCATTTCTTTTGGACATTGTTCAACGAATTTATCCAAGATTCGGACGGGGTCGCGAAAGCAATTCGGCAGATCACAGGTCGGGTAAGATGCTTTCCAAACTGCTACTGCGCCAGAAACATTAATATCAAATGCCATATCTATAAACTCATCCATCCGGTGTGTTTTATTTATAACGGTTTGTATGACGAGATTTTCCAAGTAGTCTTGGGCGGTGGGCTTTAAACGCAAGGCGCCATACTTCTTATGGTTGCGCTTGGCGGCGACCTTTTTCCCTTTGACCTCGAATAATTGCTGGTGGTCCACCAAGAGGGGAAACAAGGATTCTAATGTTTTCTGGCTCTTAGCAAACACGGTTGTAAAATCAAATGGGATGGTGCCGCCAAACAAGCGGGTTAAGCTGGCTTGGTAGTGCGGCGGCAGCATAGCCACGAAATAAATAAGGTCGGTCTGATTGGCGGCTTGCATCTTTTGCGTCAGTTGGTCGGCAGTAGCGGGAAACTCGGTGGCTAGATAGAGAGAGATATGACTCTCTATATCTAGGTAGGTACATATAATTCGGATGACATCATTGGATAACTCGGCGAACGTGGTCATTTTCGGTTTGAAGGTTTTACCTTTATATAATTTGTAGAAAAGTATTTCAATTTTTTGCCATTTAATGTCTCGGAAGGTATCCTATATAAAATTGAAAGGGTATCTCTCTTTTTAAGCAAACTAAAATAGAAAAATGAAGGTCATTATACTCTTTGTGCTCATTGTATCTAGCGCGCCGGTATACGAATTAAGGGGAATGTATAAAAAAGAGAAAATTCGGGTATTGGAAAGCAATATACAAATGGATTTTCGACGAATTGCTTTGGATATTATGAGCCAGGCCAAAAAAGGGGAAACCGAATCGCAATTTACATTGAAATGTGAGTATCAGCGCAATGGAATGGGTTTATGTGTTAAAACAAGAAATCAATTACTCTTTGTTTCAAGTGAAAAAATGGTAAAAAACAATCTTACACTCTATACCAACAAAATAGTAGAAAGATTGAAAACCACATTTCCTGACAGTACAATTACAAAACTTGCACAATGCTGTGAATATCATATCGATTGGTATAATAAATTCCAAGAACATCCCTAGCCAAGCCCGCACCAAGTCTTCTCCCAAGCCCGCACCAAGCTTAAACCAAGCCCTCGACAAGTCTCCTCTCAAGCACCACCAAGCACATCCCACCCTAGCAAGCGGGGGTCAGGGCATGCGCAGTAGAGCGCCCCCCTCTAGATGACATACGACGGTATCCGCACTGTGTATTTTTTCTCGATTTCGTTGCGCAAGGAATTGAATTCAATGGTAAAATCAAACGGAAAGTTTTGAAAATTCACCAGCCGCCCATCGTGAAAGCGGAACTTGAATTTTAACCGCGCGATGCGTTCAATGGGTGGGTCATAATGCACCATATTGACCAGAAAAATAGTCCGCGAATCGTAGCTGTTATCATTGTAGGGCCGAATCGGTATTTTCGCAAAAGCCGAATTCACTTTGCCGGCGTACGCATTGTTGCCCAGCATTTGCCGCGAGCTCTCATTGTACGGATAAATTTCGTCATAGTAATTGTATTTGTCAATTTCCAGGTAGAGACATGTTTCCCCGTTAATCGTAAAAGAAAGCGGCGCTTCAATATAGTGTGTTATACCGCTGACATTAGTTGAACTGATATTGTTGGGGCAAATATAATCAAACGAAACACCATTTAAATCATTGGTCGATTGATAACAGACTTTATTGAAGCCGAGATAATAAGGTAAGCCCCATTTAGAGTTATTATTCCAAACAATTTGCGGCTCGCAATGACTAAAATCATAGGTGATTTGCTTACAAAAATCTAAATTAAAAGACAAATCGGTGTGGCCAAACCAGAATTTGCTCTTGACCTGGTCATAAAACACATTAAAACTTGCATCGGAGAGAATGGCCTTATTCATTTTATTGGTTAGTTCGTTCGAGAGTTGGCAAGGGGTATAAAAGCCTTCTTGAATCGTTATGGTGTGCGCCACCCCACCGATGGTAAATTGAAACATGGTGTTTTGATAATCGTTGCTAAACGTGAAAAATTTACTCGGTAGGGTGGCTTGGACCAAGCGCATGGATTGGACATTTAACAATTGTTCGGGTAGCATTATTTCGAAAGTATTTGAATTTGGCCATTTGATTGTATCGCGGTCTTCGGAGTGCACAGTTAAGAGTTTTCTATCCAGGACATAGTTTTGTTCACGATTAATTAAGGGTTTAGAACTACCTAATTGAGAGCTCATTTGATATATATATATAAAATAAACTCTAAATGGTATATATATGGATAATGCAGTATTAAAAAACGAAGTTAAATTGTTCCCGATGAAAAATATGACACGCGCAGCTACAAGTGGCATGGACCCTGCGCATAAAGGCAAATCTTATCTCAATCGTGGTGGTTTTGAATATATTATAAACGGTATGTTTCTTTTTGCGGTCATTGGTATGTGTATTAAAGTGTTTTTTAGTTCCGCCATATCCGTGGATGGTACGTATGGACCGGCGAATACGATTATTTATGGGTATGGTATTATTGCCATGTCGATTTTAACCGTCTTGTTTATTAGTTATGCGGTCCATGATAGAATTGGCCGTATTGAAAATAAAGGAAAAGCTGAAAGTATTTTAAGTTTTATCAAGTCCTTTTTTACCAGCTCAGCGCCGAGCATTTTGACAATTGTTGTTTTATTGTGGATTATCCTGTTGAATATTTCCTATTATATCCCGATTAATACTGGGAATGTGGCCGCAGAATATTATCAATTGTCGAATGCGACGTCCTTTCTCTTTGTGTTTCAAATCGTTTGTTTGTTTCAATACTTGAAATTATATATAAAAATTAAAACGGACCCGAAAAATGCTTGCGCAGACGATGTAACGACTCAAGGCCGAATTGCGTTTGCGACGTATTTCATAACCGCGATAAATTTGATTGTCGTGGGTATGATGACTATTATTTTGCAGTTCTTTTCGACGGATGGCTAGAGGGGGGCTCTGCCCCCCTGACCCCCCGGCGGCGCTAGGGAGGAGAGATTGAGAATGAATAAATCACTAACTCATATCAAGCCGCTCAGCCAAGAACCTCAGCCAAGCCCTCATCAATCTCTCCTCCAAAGCCCTCATCAATCTCTCCTCCAAAGCCCTCATCAATCTCTCCTCCCAAACCCCTCCCCCAAGCACCTCACATCCCCAAGCACGGGGGGTCAGGGGGGCAGAGCCCCCCTCCCTTAGAGTGTAATAAACTTATAAGTCAGCCCATATTCACATTCCGTCTCCCAGATGCCATATATTTTTAGAATAAAATCATTGTTTTCTTTACAGGCAGTTTCATTAAAAATTTTCAAAAATCCATTGTTTAACTGTTCCGAGATGCGGTAGATGGGAATTTTGCTGCTAGCGCTATGTTTATCCATCATGTGTTTCTCGAGCGCCGCAAATTGCGTAATAATCTCATTGTGATTTTTTATATCAAATAAACATTTAAATTTATTAAAGGATTTTTCAATCGTCTGTAATTTTAAAGCAAATTTAATAAAAATACCATTTAAGATAAAGAGTTCGTTCGAATAATTCACTCTTAAAAAATTACTGTTGTCCATGACTGTATTTTTCACCCGTTCTTGGTAAAAAATATTGTTAATATTAAAATCAGCTATATCTAAGACGACGTACATTATAATTGTAGGAACAGATGTGTTTATATTCCTTTGCTTTGCTTTGCTTATATATTGCTACGCCATGCTTTGCTTATACAACAAAATACGCACAATCGCATTATAGCTCACATCCGCACAACCGCGCTCGCACCAGTCTAAAACCGCCCTCCCTTGTTGTGCCAAATTGCCGCCGTAGTGCCTTTTTTTCAGCCCTAGATAAGCCAACCAAAAGTTTGCCAAATTTGGATGTGATTCGCGGTACAATTTAAAATTATCGATGAGTGTTTCAAGGTCCATGGCTATAAGCGGGTTCATATCTCTCGGCAGAGCCATAATAATATTAAAGACATCATTTTATATCTAATTAAATGAACTTTCATGAAACGCATTTTGAACATTATTTAAATGCTGCGAATGAAAATACATTACATCCGTCGCTGGCCCTAGCCTACAAGAAATTTCCCCCAAAAATTGCCAACCTCAAAAACCTCATCTTTTATGGTCCCAAGGGCGTCGGCAAGTACACGCAAATGTTGATGGCGATTAAAAAATACAGCCCCTCCGAACTGAAATACGAGAAAAAATTAAGCGTAACCTATAACAAAAATATCTATTTTTTCAAAATCAGCGACATCCACTATGAAATTGACATGTCGCTTATTGGCTGCCACTCGAAGATGCTGTGGAATGAAGTCTATAACCAAATTGTTGATATTCTCTTAGCCAAGGCTGAAAAATCCGGCATTATTGTTTGTAAATATTTCCAAGAAATCCACAGCGAGCTTTTAGACATCTTTTATAGCTATATGCAGTCCTTAAATACCGCGAACATTGATTTGAAATTCATCATCATAACCGAAGAATTGAGTTTTATTCCCGATAATATTGTCAACTGTTGTCATCTGATAAAAGTGCCCCGGCCTTCGCGCAATACCTATAATAAATGCTTAAAACTTAAATTGAAAAAAACACTTCAATTACACGAGATATCCAATATAAAAAATATCCATTTAACCTTAGACCAACTCATGAACTCCAATGAAATTATTTGTAATAGGTTGGTGGATTTTATTATCAATTCCAAAGATGTCAATTTTTATCACATGCGGGAACATCTCTACGATATTTTCATCTATAATTTAGATTCGTATGAATGTATCTGGTTTATTGTGAATAAATTAGTCAGTCTGAACAAAATTAAGGACATGCCCGATATTCTCATTAAAATCTATACTTTTTTACAGTACTATAACAATAATTATCGGCCGATTTATCATTTTGAAAACTTTATTGTGTATTTGACGATGAAGGTGCATGAATAGGCGCATGAATAGGCGCATGAATAATTTGGGTTAGTAGTTCTTTGTTATTCTCGGGATAGGTCCACTGTTCGACTTCCTTGCTAAATTTATCATTGGGGTGTATAATGCGAATACACTGATGGTATTCTTTGTTCAAAGTCAATTTTATCATTTTTAGCATTTGTTCAACAAAAATATTGGTATTAATAACCATGAGATGATTTAAACGGCCAAACTGATTAATCAAGCGCGACAATTGTATGCCGGTATTTATGCCTAAGGTATGTTTTAAACCAAATTCGTCGAAATCGATAATCCAAGACCATTTTGCCGGATTGCGGTGATTCAAATAATTTGTACAATGGTTAATGATGCCGGCTGTATCATCGTATTTACTCGCATTCGATATTTTCGTATAAAAAATATGGCCGCCTTCTAAAGTAGTACATACATAGTTAAACGAATGCGCAGTGAAATCTTCTTGACAAATCGCACAAATGTATTTCATGAGTGATATATCTTTTATTTGTAGGTTTTGTCCAAAATTCATTTTAATATATTTATTTTTTAAAATATATTAAACAACGTAAAAAAATACTTTTATTTACTGCTTAATCCCTTCTTAATCCTTCTTGCGGACGATTTTCTTCTTTACTACTACGGGTTCGGCGGCTGCGACTGCTGGCACAGCGACTTGAGGCACAGCGACTTGAGGCGCAGCGACTTGAGGCACAACGACTTGAGGCACAACGACTTGAGGCACAACGACTTGAGGCGCGGGAACTGGCTGTTCTTCCACTTCGTCTTCATCGTCTTCAATAACCATACCTGTTTCTTCCGAATCACTCGTGGCGGCTAATGCGGTCTTCGCAGCAGGCGAAACCTTAATCAAACAGGTACCGCCCAATTTCATCTTAGGCTGGACAACTGCTTGGAAGAGGCGCCAAGTACAACCAAACTTACCATTGGCGAACCAGAGCCCACCGCATTGAATAATAGCGACAATATTGACACCCTTGGGAATAAGCTCGATGGGCGAGGAACAGGCGTTTTCGTCGGGATAAAGCATTGTGCCTTGCGGGTCATATATTTCGCAATTAAACTTGCCATCCCAGCATGGCAATTTGATTTTTAAGGTCGGCGCTTTGGTCATATCGGCTTCACCAGTTTGCTGGTCTTTACTATACTTTAGCATCGGGGTCCACAAAGCTTCTATCACTTCCGGCGTCATCGTCTTCTTGTTAAACCATGCCATTGAATTACGCACTGCTTCCGCCTTTATAAACTTTTCCAATTCTTGAAATTTGGTCAAGAGCGTATCCGTGTCGGGTGTACTATAATCCTTACGCGGAAACTGAATGGCCATATCAAATGTTTCCTTGCCACTTTGAGGGTCCTTAAAGCTCGAGGCACCCCAAGTTAACATGGGCACTTGAAGATTAATATAGAGACCCTTCTTGGAAGGCTTGTATAAGATATTGGCGCTTTTGCCACCGGACTTATTTAGTTTAGGCGCGGTTATATCAATGTCGGCGAGGTTGAAGGTGAGGCCGTTGGCGATACAGTTTTCAGCGTTAGTGGAACTCATTTTGCTTTGATTGTTATTTAATTATAAACCGAAATGTTTAAATCAATTTTTTGCAAAATTCATTTTATGTATAATTCATTTTATGTATAATATATATAAATGGGCAACACATCCGTTAAACCACATCCGAACGCACACCAGCATGGTGAAGTGACCTGTACACGAAAACACGGCCGCGCCTCAAAATCTAAACGGCGTGCGTTTAAAAACCACGGAACGCGTCGTCATAAACATCGCAGTCGCCGACATCGTTATACGGGCGGTATGATTGAAGTACCAACAGCATTACCGCGTGTATGAGAAAGTATTTGAATTTTATATATGAAAAATATATAAAATTTTGGCAATAGCCCTACATTATGAAATAGCCCTACGATTGGCAATAGCCCTACGATTGGCAATAGCCCTACGGGGGACTTGAACCCTCGACCCTCAGATATCTTAATAATAAAAGTCTGATGCTCTACCGACTGAGCTAGCAAGGCTAATTTTTATACAAGTTTAAGCACAGCAAATTTAAGCGGATGCGACAGCGGCAACACTTTTGGCGAAGTGGGGGCTCATGTAGCGCTGAAGGTTGAAGTAAGTCAACTCCTCGCCACTGTTCAGCTTGAGCAGGGAAGCCAAGTTGGTATCAGCATTGATGCGGCGACCATTGGTCTTGTCCTGGAGCTGGTTGGCGCGAATGTAAGCATTGATTTCGCGCGTCACTTCCGTGCGGGCCATTTGGGTGCCCTTGCCCTTTCCAAGAAAGGCAGCCAGCTCATCGCTAATCAGGGTGGGCTTGACAAAGCCGCTGGGGGAACGATTGCCGGTCTTGCGCTTGCGCTTGTGACTGGCCTTGGCAGCGGTCTTGAGCTCGCGGGAAGCCTTCTTCTCCAAAGAGCGGAACTCGGTCTTCAATGCGGAGACCACGGCACCAAGCTGTTGGAGCTTGGTCATAAATTCGGAGAACTCGCTGGCGACCGAAACAGTTTCGACGGCAGGTGTCGCAACAATGGTGTTTTCGGCAACAACAGGGGCGGCAACGACCTTTTCGGCCTTGGGCTTCTTGGCAGCCTTGGGCTTGGTCTCGGCGGGCGTCTCGACTACGGCGACAGGCACAGCAACGACCTTTTCGGCCTTGGGTGCCTTTTCAGCCTTGGGTGCCTTCTCGACCTTGGGGGTCTTCTCGGCGGTCTTGACGGGTACGGTGGTTTGCGCGGTTTCGGATTTGGATGATTTTGCCATTCTGTTATATTCTACTATAATAAGATTTATTTAAGTGTTTTAACGCATTATATTATTTAATATTGTGATGCTATTAGATAATATAAATAGTTGGTCCTAAATGAGAAAAAAACGAATTGGCTAAAGGAATTATATATAAATTATTAAGAACTACATTTTTTCGTTTCTTCATTCCACCGTTGCCCAATCATGCACGATGGATTCTGTGTCGACGGCGCAGGCGGAGCAACTATCGGAAGATTCTTGAGTGAATCAAGCGCCGTTAGCCCTTCGCGTCCGCTTGCCTTGCTTTGCATTGACAAACACCCTAAAGACACAAAGAGAACTGCTAATAAGCCAAACATAACATACATATTCGCCGATTTTCTACCTGATTTTTTCATTATTATATAAAATATATATAATAATTTTTTAAGGCCAAGATTCTTAAGCGTAAGCCATCGTCGCGAGCCTTGAAAATGCGGCTTTTATGAATACGCCATTTTACTTTTTTCTGGGCACCATCCCTTCGCGTCCGCCTTTAAACTCTACCTTTTTTGGCATCATTCCTTCTGCTTTTTTTGGCATCATTCCTTCTGCCTTCTTTGGCATCATCCCTTCCTTGCTTTGCATCGACAAATACCCTAAAGACACAAAGAGAACTGCTAATAACCCAAATATAACATACATATTCGCTGATTTGCTGCCTGATTTCTTCATTATTATATAAAATATATATATAATAATTTTTTTTATCAAAGGACCGAATCAAGTTCAAAGAACCGAGTGAAACAACCAAGGGAGCGCGGCGGCCGCATCATGATTGACTAAAGTCAAAGCACATAAAATAAAATTTGCGCCTAAACAGCGGCTATCGCGGTTAATTCCATCACGGATTAACATTTCCATAATCGTTAAAGCCATATCTTGCGCAACAGGTAAAGACACCATCCGTATATCCAGCATATACATGACCCGAAACAGGTCGCGGTGGTTCGGGCAAATCTCACGCTTCACCGTTTCGCTTAAATTCGCACGATAAGTCCAAATATCATTCAATTCGGCAATAAAACGCACCACGGCCATATGGTTTAAAGACAAAAACCATTCCACATTTGTATAATTGCCTAAAATATCCAGCTCGTGAAAAAAAGCGATAGCGCGGTTCGGCAGTGATTGGACTTCGGGTGCGGCCGCATGCAGATTGACATTTATATCTTCATTGAAAAGCCGGCTAAACCAAAGCAGTTTCAACACATTCTTTTTTATTGTCTTGGTCAAAACATTGCGGTTATAAGGATTCGCTGTTTTGGGGTCGTCGCCTTTATGAAATAACGTATAAATCGACAACATATCAAACCCGTAAATCATCTGGTCGGTGTCTTGAAAACTAAAAAATTGGTTGTAAGGTATCTCTTTCAAATCGTCCATCGTGAAAAAATCCGTTTCATTGACACAAAGCCGCCTGTTAAACCGAGCAGGGCCGCGCAGTTTATTGTATTGCTTCCATAAATAAAGGCGCCACGCCCGCTGAATCACGACCGCATTATCGTAGTGCTTGAAGTAATTGTAGATTTTTACCACAATATCCGCTTTGACTAAAGTGCTACTGATTTTTATTTTATAGTGAACCGCGATTTCTTTGAGTTGTTTAATGGTGTAATTGTACGACAAAAGTATACTATAATTGTCTTTGGTTGGCATTATCATTTCTTCCTTTTTCTTTTTCTTCGGGGGGATTGGCACAAGAGGTTCGCTCTGCGTAATAGTATCGCTCTGCTTATTTATGTCGCTCTGCATAGTATCGCTCAGCATATTATATCTTACACATAAAATGTTTTAAGATGGTTTACCTTAATTATATAGTATCTGATACATAGTATCTTATATTGTGTGAATAAGCGACATTCGCGTCGTCGTGCTTAATTCCTTATTGGTCGATTTATTCACCTTCGCATTTAAGGTGCTCATCTGACCCAACCCTTTCAAAAGAGAGATACATTTATAATTCTCTCCAATATAGTCAGCCAAGGCCGTAAAAACCGCCGGCGTCGCTTGAAACTTTAATAAACGCGTATTGTTTTTTTTACACCAAAGCATAAAGCCTGTTTGGTCGTTTAAAAATATAGCCGTCATAATGTAATAGGCAAATACGTGGGTATTTTCCTTGTATAAATTACGCAAATAGACGGTGTTCGGCAAAGTATTTGAATGATATACATTGTCATAACGCAACCCCATAAATCCCAAGACTTTAATACATTGATACAAAGCAAACATTCTCTCCATTTCCAAACAAAATTTCACATTAGAGAGAAATCCGGCTTGGTCTTTCTTGACCGGCAACGCATTAAAGCTACAAAAAGCGCAATTGATAATGCGGGCCCACGTCTCTGTATAAGCTTCGTAAATATCAAAATCGCTATTGATGGGGAAAATCCCACGCAGGACATTTTTCAGGCCGTCGTGCGCTTGCGTCGCAAAATCGAGGCCATACGAATGAAAGGTTTCGTGGATAAAGACTTTGAACCACTCTTCTTCGCGGAAAATAATGATTTGCCCATTTTTCGCACAGGCCATCGTGAAGGCCGTGTTGATATGCTCAGGGCCAATGGTGGTGGAGGGACTGGCCGGCAATTTTTTCGTGAAAGGAGTCGGGTAAAGAAAGACTTTCAAATTCTCGGTACAAGCTTTCTCCGCATACTGCCCACAAATATGGAGCCAAATGTACATCATGCGGACGTATTGGGTGTACGGTTCGATGTTTTTGGTTTCAGCGAATAAAGTGAAAATAACCTTAATCTCTCTTTCCCCGACATTCCCGCAGGTATAAATGAGCTGCGCATGTTCATTGGCACGGATATACTGCTGGATATGTGTTGGAAAGTAGCGGGAATCCTTGCCCTCCGGTTGCATGAACTGGCTCTTCTCCTTTATAAGCTCACTTTTAAAGCAACCGGCTTGGAAAATGGTGGCATTTGCCGAGTAAATATCTTTGTAAAGAGAGATGAGAATAGATTGATAGATTTTTTGGTCGGTTTTGGTGAGGGGGGCTGGTCGCTCGCATTGACCAAACGCGCCAAGAAAAGGTTTCATTAAGGTATCCATTTGGGGGGCAAAGTTCATTTATATTGTATGCGATATAATATAAAATTGATTATAGTAATTAATATAATACATATAATACATATTTAAACCGCAATGAATTTAAGCAAACGTTTCACTACAAATGTATCAATTGGCGACCCTATCAGGTATGATTCTGAATATTATATTATTAAGAATATTGAATATAATGAAATAAAAATGCCTACTAAAATCGAAATTGGTTATATTAGTAAAAAGGAGAGAAAAACAGAGTGGATTAATCCAAATGATATCAAAATCAAAATTATAGACAAAAAATTGCACGAAAAAATTATATCGTATTTAAGGTTTTTAGATAGATATAATACCACAATTTACTATTTATTAAAAAAAGGGAACAATTATGAAACATTAAATACTAAAAATGTAGAAGAAGATATTCAACTTTATTTTGGTCGTTGTAAATTAAAAATGAATGATTTGAATAAGATTGAACGTGCTCTTAAAAAAACACAATGTCATTTATTACAACTTGTAAATATAATAAAGAACCCATTTGATTTTATCACTGAAGAATATCAATTAATTTCATTTACTAGGGCAGATTCTATATGCGAAGAGTTTAAATTGAAGATTGAGTTTAAAATTAAATGTATAGCATGGTCTTATGACTTATTTATAAAAGTCAATAACGCATTTTATATACCCAGATGGAAGTACATGGCAGATTTTAATAAATTTTGTAAAAATAAGGCAGTAGACGTAACTAAATATTTGCCCTTTATTGAAAAAAATATAATTGATAAAACCATTGATGGAAATATATATAAAACAACTCAATATTTATTGAATAAAGAAAAAGAGATTACAGACCTAACAATGGATTTATTTTATGATAACCAATACGATATTACCGATGATAAAATTAATTTTGAAATCGATGAGTATGAAAGAGAGCGTGTGAAACAAATAAAGAAACCTTTCAAACTTGAAAGCGAACAGCGAAAAAGTGTGATTTGTTCAATTCGTAATAAATTATCTATCATTACTGGCCCGCCGGGTACAGGGAAAACAGAAATTATTAAATGTATTAATTATTGTTTATATCATCTGTATAATAAAGAACATAATATTATTGGTAATTCGCTTATTAATGTCGCAATCGACACTGCAAGAGACGACGATACGAGTGATGATGACGACGATACGAGTGATGATGACGACGATACGAGTGATGATGACGATAATACTTTTATAAAAGCGTCGTCTATTTCATTAATTGCGCCAACTGGTTTGGCATTTATTAATATGAAAAATTCACAGGAACTTAAACATTATAATAAAAAAATATCAGGCACATGCCATAAAATATTATATGATACATTTGAAAATATTAAAAAACATTCTTATGAATGTAATTGTGTTAATAATGACTGTAAATATAAATATAAACTAAAATTAATAATCGTGGATGAAGTTTCAATGGTAGATATATTTATTTACCATGAAATTTTAAAAATGTGTCAGTATTTTAATGCGCGTTTAATATTAATTGGTGATGTTAATCAATTGGCATCCATTGGTCCAGGAACCGTGTTAAAAAATTTAATATTATCCAAATGTTTTGATGTTGAGGTATTGAAGAAAATTAAAAGACAAAACGGCGGAGGATTAGTAAATGTTATAATGAAAATGAATAATGATATAGAAATTGATGAAAAAGATTTTATGGATAGTTCCATTGAATTATTACCTATCAAACAATTTGTCAACAAGGAAACAATAAATGAAGAATCTCTTATAAAATTAATAGATGATAAAAAATTAATAGATTATAAAAAATTAATAGATGATACCATTGGGGGCGAAACAGGAATTAATTATGGAATAAAAACCAAGTTTATTACCTATTTTAAAGATTCAAAATATTTATTTAATACACACGCCTTAAATAATATTTTACAAGAGAAATATAATCCGAATGGCGTTGAGATACATTCAAAAAACAAATATGATAATAAATATACATTTCGGGACGGAGATAGTATTGTTAGAACTGAAAATGATTACAGCAGTGAAAAAATGCGTGCAAACGGCGAAGAGGCTGTCATAATGGATTATGATGGCAAAAAAGTTACAATTGAATATGATAGTGACGAAAGCATTTTAGAAAAGAGGGAAGAGATTTTCGTAGATGATTTATATGATAGTTTTGCGTTAAATTATGCTATTACTATACATAAATCACAAGGCAGTCAGTATACGAACGTTGTATTGTTCTTAGAACCATCACAAACATTTATGAGCAAATCCGCACTTTATACAGCCATATCACGTGCCAAAGAGAGATGTATAATTATAGCAGATATGTCCGATTTTAAAAAATGTCAAAAAAATATTGATAATAAAAAGGTTTCATTGTTAATGAGAGATTCTAATACATATGAATTGTGTTAATAATTAATTCGCATCTCTCAACTCCCGGCGCACGCGCATCAAATCATTATACACTTCCGCTGGTGCGCCACGCCGAATATGTTCTAATTTGGCTTTTTGTGTTGCTAATAACAGTTCTTTTAAATCGGGGTGTTGGGTAAATTTGGCTCGCATCGCTGTTTCCATTTCAATCTCTCCACGGGAAAATTTGACCCCCGCCGGCTTTTGAAAGAAATCTGGGTCTAGTTTAACCTCCTTGGGTCGCACCAGTTCCCCCTTGTATTTCCCGGAGTTGCCGCCGGCGGCTTTCGCCAACTCCGCATCTTTCGCAATCGAAGAATCGGGCACATCGAGCGAGAATTTGATATAGAACTCTTTATTCTGGCGCTTGAACTTCGCGGCTTGGTAGTAATGCTCGACGGTGAGCCAGCGGTGGTTGTCGAGTTTAAATTCGGCCGGCCAAGAATTCGTTAACTTTTTGCGCCACTGGGGGATGCGGGCGAGGTCGGCGTACGCTTCGGCGCCTTCCGGCCCGAGGATTTCGCCGGACCCTTTGCCAGGCCGCGGTTTATCGACGGATTGACTATAAAAACGCAAGACGGTGCCGCTGTTATATAAATCGGAAGAGAGCTCTGCTGGCGCCTGCTCGGCCTGCTCTGCTTGCTCTGTCTGCTCTGCCTGCTTGTCGCTCGAGATAACAATCGGCTCCGTGCGCATGTTCAGCGCATACGCTTTAAACTCGGGTATAAGACTATACGGTCCCGAAATTTTCTCGAGACATTTTTCCGCCACCAACCGTCTGACTGCTTCCGGTAATTCCGCAAACGTAAATGATTTTAGCTCATTATAGGTAATCATCTGGTAATGGTAGCCCCCGTGATATGCCGCCAGAATATAAAAGGAAGGCTCAAAAACACCCCGCTCTTCCAAGACAGTATCATTTAATTGCCCACACTGCAAAACATTGATACTATCCTGCTCTCGATAATTCAATTCCGAAAAGATAATCATTTTAATATTCATCTCTCTTTCCAGCGTTGAAATAGCCCAGGTGTCGGCCCAGTAGTCGCTGGTTTTCATTTTTAATTTTAACATGGAGAGATTGTCAATACCTTCCATAAAGGCATACTCTTGGAGTGCTTCGCGGACTTGCATACGGTCTTTTTTTAAAGTCGTGTGCATCTTTTCAATCTCGGTGGACTGTTTTTCAAAACTCAGGATTAAATTACGGTCTTTGGTTTTTTTCTGTGTGGCGGTTAAATCCTTGTGCCGTTTGGCAATATTTTTAATCTCTCGAGTAAGATTGGCTTCATTCTGTTTAAAGTTGTCATACAGTTCTTTATAGTTTTGAAATAAATCTTCCGTCGCACTCTCGGCCAACAACTCGCGCATCTCGTCAATCGAAAACTCTTGGTCGTTTTCTTCGAGTGCCAATTTTACCATGGAAAAAAAACAATTGCCATCATATTTGGTGTCAATAATATTATAATCTTCGCTTTCCATAAATTCTTGAATCCATCGTCCTGCTTTGCTAGGTCCTGCTTTGCTTGGTCCTGCTTTGCTTATACTTGCTTTGCTTATACTTGCTTGGCTTGGTCCTGCTTTGCTTGGTCCTGCTTGGCTTATACTTGCTTGGCTTATACGTTCATGCGCAAAGGCAAATAAGAGCGGCTTTGCGAATTTATTCAAATCAACGTCGCCGTCTTTGTCCAAGATATTTTCTTGCTCACTGGCCAAGATTTCATAAACGCCAATCTGCATTTCGATTTCATCGTTTTCGACCAAATAGATGGAATAATAAATAATGTTATTATCAATATAGGTATATTTGGGTTTCCCTAGCGCAAAAACAACCGCTTGGCCAAAAATGGGTGTTTCGTATAAACTGGCGTCATAATCTAAATCCGTCGCATCAATTTCAAGACGTTCACTATAATGAACGGTACTATCGAGTAATGAATTTACCATATTATATATAAACTATTTTTTATATATAACTTAAAATACATAAACTAAAAAAGAATGTATTTGCTAAAATAAGCATCAGCCTTTAATTCTTGTATATTTTGCCAGAGGCGCATCCGCCGTTCCACCTGTAATTTATTGCCAAGGTCTGTCTCATAAAAGAGCAAGACTTGTATCAACTCCTCCTTTACCATTTTATTTTTCGGCAGTCCATAATACTGTAAGATTTGGAGCAAGCCCTTGATTGTATAATTCGTGCTATAATAGAGTTTCCAATGTTCAATATCATAGTGCGAATCGTCATGAAAAGGCTCTTCTTCCATTTCTATGAGCGAAAAATTAATATTTTCCATTATAAAAAATGAAAGAATAATATTTAAATACTTTTTCTACCTATTTTTTAGTGGGCGTTTTATTCAACTCCATCAGCATATCCATATGCTTGAATATCGTTTTATTCGAAATGCTCGGCGCCGATTTGGCTTTCAGCTGGCTGACTGCGGTAATCTGTGCCAGGATTTGCGCCCATTCGGCTTTGGCTGTTTTCATTTCCCCCGCGCCGGTTGTGATTAAAGCAAACAATAATTCCGACATTTCTTCGACAATATTGACATTGTTTTCCTTCGTAATATAATCGGCCAAGCTCACCTGTAGCTCATTTATCAATGCGATGATTTTTTCTTGGGGTATAATTTTCTGTAGCATTAAATTCACATAAAATAAGCCCAACGCGCGGCGCTTCTCATTGGTTTTATTGTTATTACAAAACTTGTCGTAATCCTTATCCGGGCTACAGTATTCAAAATCGTTGAATATATGAATATCGCTCTCTAATTTGTTGGTCAAAATCGTTTTCATAAACGCGTATTTGCTCATTAATTCCTTGTAAAGCGCCGCATACATGCTGGAATAAAATCGGTTCCCACTCGCAATCTCGAATATCGCATCGCCGATTTTGTTTAATTCGGGCAGTAATTCGGCGTCGGCGGTAGTAAGTAAATCAATCTCGGCGGTAATTTGTGCGAGCAATGTATCGTAGGTTTTCGTTGTCATTTTATTCAAATGCTTGCGGATTTTATCAATGGACAATTCGACACCTTTGCGCTTCTCCATGATTGTAGTTTTAAAGTTCCGGATGGAATCCCACTCTGCGTCTGTCACTTCTTTTATTTGAATACGCGGCTTATGCGGCCGCTTGTCAAAATGCGGGGTTTTAATATATTCCGGCGCACCCACATTCGCAGCTATTTTTTTGATAGCCGCTAATGTTTCTGGTGGTAAGCTATAAACGAAACCTTCTTTTTTAATTCGTTCATAATCGTTGCGGGTATAAGTTTGACAAGCCATTGTAGATGCTTAATAATAATAAAAATGTATATTTATATCAATTTTTCAAATAATACTTAAAAAGAATTAGAGCATTATATTATGTCTGAAGCAACAGCAAATGAAATAGCAACAGCAAATGAAACAGCAACAGCAAATGAAATAGCAAATGAAATAACATTAAAAGAAATAAATGATTGGGAAGATTTAAACGCGAAAACACTCTTGTTGCGTGGTATTTACGCGAATGGTTTTGAAAAGCCCAGCCCGATTCAACGCCAAGCCATTCTCCCGCTTTTTGCGAAGAGAGATGTGATTGCCCAAGCACAATCCGGTACAGGCAAAACAGCCTGCTTCTCTATTAGTGCGCTGGAATTAATCGATACAAGTAAAAATGTACCACAAGCGATGATTCTCTCGCCCACCCGCGAATTATCCATTCAAACGAAAAAGGTTATTGATTCGCTGGGCAGCCTCTTTCCCGATTTGTGTACGCAACTCATGATTGGTGGGACCTCTACCGACGACAATATACAAATGCTGCGTGATAAAACACCGCAAATCGTCATTGGTTGCCCGGGTCGTATCCACGATATGCTGAAACGCAAACGACTCGCCGCAACACACTTCCGGCTGCTTATTATTGATGAGGCGGACGAATTATTGTCGGCGGGTTTCAAAGACCAAGTCTATAATATTTTTCAATACATGCCCACGACGGTGCAAGTCGCACTCTTTAGCGCAACCATGCCCACCGAATTAAATACATTAACAGATAAATTCATGCGAAATCCGGTCAAGATTTTGGTCAAGAATGAGCAATTGACACTAGAAGGCATTAAACAATTTTATGTCGCGCTAGACAACGACGAGGTCAAGTACGAAACGCTGAAAGATATCTATAGTTCTTTAACCGTGAGTCAATCGATTATTTATTGTAATAGCGTCAAGCGGGTGAATGATTTGTACGTGGCCATGAACAGCGATAATTATCCCGTTTGCCAAATCCATAGCGGGATGGAAAAAGAAGAGCGTTTGCGCAATTACGAGGAATTCAAAAGCGGAAAACACCGAGTCTTAATTTCGTCAAATGTCACGGCGCGCGGCATTGATGTACAACAAGTCAGTACGGTTATCAATTTTGATTTGCCGAATTGTGTCCATACGTATTTACACCGGATTGGGCGGAGCGGGCGGTGGGGGCGCAAAGGGGTGGGAATTAATTTTGTGACCTCGCGCGATATGCGCCAACTGAAAATTATCGAGCAACACTATCATACGGCGATTGCTGAGCTGACCGAAAATTGGGCGGCGCTTTAATATACGCAGTCATACATAGACGCAGTCATACTTATACGCAGTCGTCGTACTTATACGCGTTCATATTTATTCTTATTCTTCTCTCCAATAAATAATGATAAATGAGCTAATAGATTCGTTTTTAAAACCCAAAAATGAAAATTTAACCAAAGAAAACGCGGATATTTTTCAGCTGCCGATTGCCTATTTAGAAAAAAAGGCTGTCTTAGAAGAACACACAATAAATGATTTGGAATTATTGCCGCCTAATCCCACCGAATCCTTATATAAACACGTCTTTAATCCGGATACGGTTTTGGGCGAAAAGACCATGCAGCTCTGGAGCAAATATTATACAGCCGATAAGACCTTTTTGAAAGAGAGTCAAGTACTTTTACAAAATAAACTGACTATAAACCACCTCACGGCCGAGCGCCAAGACCAAATTCAGGCCGTTTGGCAAGAAATAAAAACAGAAACGGGGTTTGCGGAGAAATACAGTTATATTGAATGGGAAAAACTACATTTTTTGAATCACAATTCCAAATTCCTCCAGTGCTTGAGCATTTATAATATGGCCGCGCCCTTGTTTTCGTTAATGATGCCTATCTTTTTTTTGATTCTACCCTTGCTGATTATTAAATTGCGCGGTTTGCCTATGAGTATTCAGCAATACATCGAACTTTTAAAAATCGTCTTTAAAAAACACCAGCTCGGGCAAATATTTGATTTATCCAAAGCCAGTTTCGAAAAAATAATATATGTCGTCGCGTCCGGCGTCTTTTATATTATTCAGATTTACCAAAATATTATGTCGTGTCGCAAGTTTTACCACAACATGACCAAAATTCACGACCAACTTTTTACAGTGAGAGATTATCTGGATAGTACGATAACGAATATGGATATTTTACGGGAACAATGCCGGGGGTTAAACACCTACGAACCTTTTATAGAAAGGCTGGCCTACCATCGAAAAATTTGTGAATATGTCTTAAATGATTTTCGCAAGGTAACCCCGAAAAAATTAAAAATAAAAAAATTCGGACAGATTGGGCATACGATGCGCTGTTTTTATCAATTGTACAAAAACCAGCAATTTCACGAAACTTTACAATACACGTTTGGCTTAAATGGCTACCTTGATAACCTGAAGGGCCTGCGCCAGAATATTGCGGCAAAACAAATGAATGCGTGCGGTTTTAATCCGGCGAAACCCACCAAATTTATTAAGGCTTATTTTCCTTCCTTGGTGAACGCGAAGCCAGTAAAGAACACGTACAAGATTGATAAGCATTTGATTATAACTGGGCCAAATGCGGCCGGGAAAACCACCCTCCTCAAGGCCACCATATTTAATATTATTATTTCGCAGCAAGTAGGTTATGGTTTTTACAAGAAGGCAAATATTATTCCTTATGATATGATTCATTGCTATATCAACATTCCGGATACGTCGGCGAGAGATAGTTTGTTTCAAGCGGAGGCGAAACGCTGTAAAGATATTTTGACGAAAATAGAAGCGGGCGCAGAAGCAGCCCCCTTAAGGCATTTTTGCGTATTTGACGAACTTTATTCGGGTACCAATCCCTATGAGGCGATTAGCAGTGCCTATGCCTTCTTGAAATACTTGAACAAATTTGACCAAGTTAATTTTGTCTTAACGACACATTTCTTGGATTTATGTAGGCGTTTAGAAAAAGAAAGAGAGATACATAATTTCCATATGAAAATAGAAACAGTAAACGATGATTTTAAATACACCTATAAATTGGCCAAAGGTATTTCCTATGTGAAAGGTGGTGTCAAGGTTTTGAAAGATTTAGAATATCCAGCCGAAATTATTCAGAACACCAACGCGACTTTACAAGAATTGGATATATAAAATGAAATTGATGTATAAAATGAAATTGATGTATAAAATGAAATTGATGTATAAAATGAAATTGATATATAAAATGATTCGTTCAATAACTATTTAAAATATATTTTATATATTCAAATAATGAACATTTGCGGTAGCAACCTTATCCCGATTTTTATTACATTTTTGTGTTGTGGCGCGGTTTTTATTTACTTTTCTGCGCGTTTGAACGAGGTTAAATTTGCGGTAGAAAAACAAAACCGTGTCTTGACCTCCTTTATTACGAATGTGCAGCAAGATATTCGAATGAGTGGTACGTTCTCGGCTGGCAGCAATAATCTCGCGACACCGGAAGCCCTCGCGGCGGCGCAGAAATTTGAAAACGAGAAAATTGTGGTATCGGACGATGAAGACGATAGCGACTCGGACAGTGAAAGCGATAGCGATAGCGATGAAGAAGAGGATATTAAAACTGTGAACCTGCAAGACCTACAAAATTTGAACACGCAAGACATGAACATTCAAAATCTGACCATTCAAGACCTGAACCTGCAAGACCTGAACCTGCAAGACTTGAACATAGAACAAATTACCTTTGTTGAACTGACGTCTAGCGATACATCGGCCCAAAAAACATCGTCTATAACCGAAATAACAGACGAATCGGCAAATTTAGTCGACGCAACGGCCTACGAGCAAATGCGTGTCGATGATTTACGCAGAGTCGCTTCGGATAAACATCTCGCCAGCAAGGAAGAAGTTAAAAAACTGAAAAAACCCGAATTATTGCAGTTGCTTAAGAAATAAATATATAGACTCATTTTTATAGACTCATTTTTATATCGTATATATATACAAATGAGCTGGGGTACATGTTATGCAGGTTCAAATAACATTCATCCAGATTTTCCACCAATTATGAATGACGGGCGTAATTTTGCCAATTGGCAGCCCGGCGCAGTGATTAATGAGTATATTCGCCAGCAAGCACACATAACATCCAATTGGTCCTACCGCCAATATTTATCGAAACATGCGGATGCGATTATTAAATACAATCAAATGAGCGCTTGCGGCGAATGCGGTGCCAATACTGTTCAATACGGTGCCGGCGTACCCGTCTCTAATAATTCGCCCTATTTATACAAATCCACAATGGACGAAACCAAACAATATGGTTATGAAAACAGTGATTTGAAGAATTTATATTTGTCCGATGTTAATTTACAATCCCGCATGGTGACGCCTGTTTTTTCGCAATCGGAATTGCTGTACAACAAGATACCTCGGGCGAATTAAGAAAATATATTCCGGAACAAATAGGATGTCGTTAATTTCTGATAGGCATTGTTAATAAAGTCTATATGGTTGCCCATCTTTGTCGTGTGCTCTATAATTAATTTATTTTCTGCCTGTAATTCTTCTATTTTTTTGTTTTGTTTGTGTATTTGTTTTTCCAAGGTTTTGGTCAATTCAATGAGCTTATCTAACTTTTCGTCGCTTGCGCCTGCTCCGCTTGTGCCTGCTCCGCTTGTGCCTGCTCCGCTTGTGCCTGCTCCGCTTGTGCCTGCTCCGCTTGCGCCTGCTCCGCTTGCGCTTGACATAATTATATCTTAAAAAATATTAAATATAATACTTAATAACGTACAATGAAGTTATTAAGTATAGATGTGGGGATTAAAAATTTAGCCTATTGTTTGATGCAATCGGAGCAGGCACAAGCGGAGCAGCAAGCAGGGCAGCCTCACGCAAAAATAGTCGCCTGGGATGTCATTAATCTCTGCGGCCAAGACCCTTGCTGCTCGGCATGTAAAAAACCCGCTAAATTTGCCCAAGCGAATACATATTTCTGTACAGCACATGGCAAAAAGTCTGGCTTTTTGATGCCAGATAAAAACATCTCTCTGAAAAAAATAAAGAAGATGAAATTAAGCGACCTCCAGCAGGTTGTAAAGGATTATAACATCACGACAACAGCGACAAAAAAAGAAGAACTATATAAAGCGGTCAGTGCTTTTTTACTTGAAAAAAGTTTAACTTCGGTCGCAAGTGCGAAAGCTAATGATATGGATTTGGTGCAAATTGGTATCGCCATGCGCAGTGCTTTTGATAAAGAAATGAAAGACCATCTCTCTTCGATAACCCACATCGTCATTGAAAACCAAATCAGCCCAATTGCGAACCGCATGAAAACCCTCCAAGGTATGATTGCTCAGTATTTCATTATGCACGAGAAAACCCAAATCGCTTTTGTCTCGGCCGCCAATAAACTCAAAGGCCACCAAGACATCGAAACAGACTTAACCACCTATGCTGCGAGAAAAAAAGAAGGCATTAACATAACCTTGAAATTATTAAAAGAGAGATGCCCGGAGTGGCTACCGCATTTTACCCAACACAAGAAAAAAGATGATTTGGCGGATGCTTTTCTCCAAGGCAATTGGTATTTGAAAAAATAATCATTTGTTTTCTTTATATTTTTTCATAAATTCGCAATTTAATAATTCTTCTTTGGTTATGTGTCGTTGCCAATATAAAACATTATTTATATAAATTTCTTCATCCTCTTCATCTTTGGCATATTTATTATCGGGCACCAATAGATATTCTACACAAAAATCTGGCGTAAGTGTTTGGGTATGTAATATAGCCCACAATGAGAAATCTCTCATATTTTCTTGTAAATAGTCAATGGAATATTTATTTTTATACAAATCTCCATCTCTTTTGAATTCTTTCGTCATTTATAAAATTGATTATTATTTTTTCATTTTTAAAAAATAATAATAATACAGAATGGCGAATATCGTGGGCGCAAACGTATTCAGCGTAAGCACATTAAAAGCAAAAAAAACAGAAGAAAAAAAACAACCTTGTTGCGGCTGTTATAAAATATTTTCAACCGATGCCCGCTGCGGGGGGCTTTGTTATTGCTGTTGCCCCGCAGCGCACATTGACGAGATAGTCGACGAAAAACGCTGCGATTGCTGCCCGAAAGATTTTTGCCACTATTGGAATTCGGGTTATGTTCAAACCACCTCGGGTTATGGAAATTTTGATGATGAGAAGAATGGCGTGTGCTGCTGGTTCTGTTTTCCGGTGAAATTTCCGCTGTTCTTTCCCTGCTTTCTCGGGTCTTTAGTGAATCAGGGTTTAAACAGTTGCTGCGCGAGTTGTTGCGGGATACCCATAAAGCGGAATTATTTATTTTAGTATTATATAAATGTCTTTTGAAAAAGCGAGAGGTGCTTGTTATAAAAAAAATTGTTTAACCATTACCAAACGCAAAGCAAAAATTGATAAAAAAACGAGAAAATTAAAAAAGAAACGCTGTGCCAAATATGACACGGAAACGTCAAGTATGGAAGATTTTTTTAACTGCGCAAAAAAAGTGGAAAAGGAGTCTGGTTATACCCAATGGTTTAAAGACACAGTGAAGTGTAATAAAAAATATTGTGCAAAAGAACAAGAAGATTTTTTAAACGCAATTTCTGCGAAACTTAAATCATCAAAAAAAGGCGGCACAAACACAACACAAAAATTACATGAGAAATTTATGGCTTGTAGAAAGAAAGAATGTAAAGCAGCGTATGATTTGAAAGAAAAAGAAGAGAAAATATATGAAAAATTTGAAAAAACACAATGTAAAAAAAACGATTATGATTGCGCCGATAATTTATATGCGAATTCTGACTATAAAAAAGCATATGTCAAATTTAATGAATGCACAAAAAACGTGTGTCAGAACGAAAAAAAAGCATACAACGAGGCTTTCAATAAAGATTATGATGCTCAATTTAGTAAATCCGAACAGGCCAATCGGGCTTTAAATGCGCTTTCCGGTATAAAAAAGGCACGGAAAAAGTTAGAAAAATAATTATAAATTTTCTTTTGCGTAGAACTTAAAGTTATAATTTATATATACACCATAATGGAAGATATAACCAATGATATTATCAATTTAGATGACATGACCATTAATTTAAATGGTTCGAGCAGCCGCCCGTCGGTTAACTTTGGCGGCGGGATTGAATTGCTCATGAATGATAAACGTATAAATGAAGGAAAAGGGAAAAAAGAAACCCTGGATATTGGTTTAGCCGACTTGAATGATTTGGAGCAAGAGTTAAATGATTTGGTCGATGTACCAAAAAGCGCGCCGGCCATTTCGAAATCCGGTTTATTTAATACTTCGCTTTTCGGGAGTAATATGAAACTCAATACCGAGCCCGAAGATAATGTCTCGATTGGCAGTATTGTCAGCGTCAATGACGGGCCGAAATTAGGCAAAGCCACCGCGGCCGCAGCGGGCGACAACAAAACCTGGGACGGCTTTACCAAATTTAATAATGTGCCGCTCAATCCCGACAAAAATATCTCTGACCGACCGAAATTATCGCCGGAAGAAACGCTGCTCGAGAAGTTCAAGGTCTTGCGCAAATTGGAAGAGATTGAGCGGAAAGGAGGAAAACTCACCAAGAAATATTCCATGGACTCGCCGCTCTCGGAAATGCAAGGCGAATACGAAATGATTATCGCCGAAAAAGAGCGCTCCAATAGCTGTAAATTTCAAGGCAAGATGCTGATGGCGGCTATAACCGGCCTCGAATTTCTCAACACGAAATTTGACCCATTTGATGTCAAGCTCGATGGCTGGGCTGAACAAGTCAATGAAAATATCGATGACTATGACGAGATTTTTGGAGAACTCCACGAAAAATACAAATCCAAGGCGAAAATGGCCCCGGAATTGAAGCTGCTGTTTCAGTTGGGCGGCTCGGCGATTATGGTCCACATGACCAACACCATGTTTAAATCGTCGTTGCCTGGGATGGACGATATTATGCGCCAAAATCCGGATTTGATGCAGCAATTCACGAGTGCGGCTGTCAATAGTATGCAAAACACCAACCCGGGGTTTAGCGGCTTTATGGGCAACTTTATGCCCGGCGCCAGCAATGACCGCCCGCCACCACCGCCAGCGCAAACACAAGTCAATCGCGGACAAAACGAACGCACAGCGCCGCCGACCAACCGACCCGATTTGATGCGTGCTCGCAACAATGACGGTATTAATATTCAAGAACAGTTTGGGCGTGTGGACCAAAAAGAGCCCGCACCGCGCTCAACACGGCCGGAAATGAAAGGACCCACCGATATTAATGACTTGCTGTCGGGTTTAAAAACCATGACGGTAAGTTTGCCGGCGGACGCACCTGCCAAAAAGCCCGAACCGACGAAGAAATCGACGACGCCTTCGGCCAAAACGCCACGAAAACAAAAAAGCGATAGAAACACCGTTAGCTTAGATATATAATTTTTTATATTTTTCATTATGTTTTTTATAATGAAAAATTAACGCAACCGGCGTAGTGTGTATTTTTTCCTTTTTCCGCCCCGCCCAGATTTTTTAATGATTTTATTTTTCTTGAAACGATAGCGGCTGGTTTTCTTCGACCGGTTTTTTCGCTTTCGCGTTCGTTTCAACATGCGGCCGCCACTTTGACCTTTAAATTGCCTTTCCAATTCGGTTTGATAACCCTTATTTAGCTGCGCGATTTCCTCTTCTAATTTTTTATTTATCACGGCTAATTCGGCTGTTTTCGTTTTTATAAGCGTGCGTTTATCAAGTACATCTTTGTCTTTTTCCGCCCCACTCGATGACCCCAATTCTTCTTTTTTTTGCTTAATTAATTTTTGTAGGGCATCTTGCTCTGTATTTATGGCCTCTGTCAGCGGCGCTATAGTCTCTTGATTTTTAATACGTAAATCTTTTTTCGCCTCAATTAATTCCGCCAATTTACCTGGATTTTTGATATCGCCATTGAACATGTCAAAAGCTTCTTTATTTTTTTTTATTACACCGTCAATATCGGCATCGTTTTGACCTATTTTTTTTAAGACATCAATGTATTTATCATATAATTTTCTGCGCTCCTCCGCCTTTTCAAAAATCGGTATTATTTTTTCATTTATATCTTTTTGAATCAGAGCGATATCCACGTCATATATTTTTAACCTTTGCTCGTCGTCTGGCGTTAATTCTCTATGACCTGATTCAGCATTTCGATTGATAGTCAATTTACCTGCTGTTTTTTTCTTTATTTCATCTTCTTTATCCTCGCGCTCTTTCTTTTTGGCGTCTTTTAAAGATTTAATCGCCGTTAAATCATCATTTAATAATGTTATCATCGCCTGTACTTTGTCGAACGGTGAAATTCGCGCAGCTATGTCGAGATAACGCAGTTTGGCCGTCTCTAAATTATCGGTTAAGATATCCACACTATCCAAAGGTCGGTCTTTGCCGGTTTTTTTTTCATTTACCTCTCGCTCTTTTTTGGATAAATCCTCATAGTTGCCGGCAAAAAACTTGGCAAGCAAAAGCGTCTTTTTTAATTCTTTTATTTCTTTTAATTTTTCATCCAGCTCTTTATTCACAGTTTCGTTTTGGATTTTTTTCGCATCCTTGGATTTTTCCGCATCAATGGTTTTCGACAAGCCTTCCATATCTTTAAAAGCCTTTTTCCATTTCTCGACGATTTTGGCAATATCGTATTTGATTTTAATGGTCTCTATATCCGCCGCCTTCTTTCGTATGTCGGCTTGTAATTTGACCAATTCGGTTTTGACAGACACAATCTGATAAGTGTCGCTGGGATTCTCCGACAAGGTTAAGGCTTGTATTTTCTCGAACAAAGTGGCTTCTTGTTTTTTTAAAATATTTAAATCGATTTCTTTAGCTTCTATGCCCGTCCCTTCTAACAGCGGTTTTGCGTATTTCTTATCAATGCTGTCTTGCTCTTGCTCTTTCTCTCCTGTGTAAAATTTCGATAGAAGGATGGCCTTTTCCGCATCGGCTTTCGTAGTGGCTTGGTCGAGGTCCTTTATTAAGGAATTTACCGCGTCTAGTTTAACCAGTTCTGTTGCCAAGTCATTTAATTCCGTTTCAGCAGTTTTTGACATGGCTGCTTTCAGCTCTGTGTATTCATTCTGTTTTTGGCGTAGTTCCTCGAATTCACCCGGGTTTACCGTATCGGCGGCGGCTCGATTGGCTTTTATCTGGGCCTCTGACAGGGGCTCTTTGTTTTCTATGCGCACTTGTACTGCCGCCGCGTTTATTTTCGTATTAACCCCATTCAGCAAATCGACGACAAACGTATCTTTCAAATTCGTTTGATTGCTTTCTTTAATATCACGCTTTTCTTGCCAGTATTTAACCAGTTCTTTCTTAAAATCATCGTATTTGTTGTCCAGCTCTTTTTTATCTTTCAACCAGAGCGGCGGAATTTTATTATAGTCGAGTTGCGCCTTATCGTAATCGGCCATTTTGCGTTGTAAAGGTGTCCAGGATTTTTCCAAGGCCAACCGCTCGCGCTCATTGGTGGGCGCTTTGACATATTTGTTCCGTTCCTCCCACTCTTTTTGTAATTTGCTAAATTGCCGGTTTTGCGTGGCCTTCGACGTGTTGAGAATTGAAGGAATGGCCGAGCGTTTTTCCGGTACATAACCAAAATTGGTGCCGAAAATATCTTTCATGTCTTTGGCAATATTGCCTTTTTTGGCTTTACATGTCATTTTACTAAAATCACCCGCATCGGGATTATTGACCGCGTCTAACAATTGTAATTCAAAAGTGACGATATAAGCCAATGGTATTATTTTCTCGGTTTCTTGCTTTAAAATTTGATTTTTTTCGTTGGAGGACCGATAAGGCGGCACATATTTGCTCTGCCCAATCACATAGTCATTCCCGAGAATGAAAAAATGACTACCCGTCTGCAAAAATAGACTTTTAATGAGCTCAATATTATTCACAATGATTTCTTCCTCGGTTAAAGGTTCGTATTTTTGGATGGCGAGCACAGCCGTCGTATCATCGGATATTAAATCGGTCATGGTATTCTGGGCGAGCGCGACGGTATAATTTTTAACCTGGGATTTATCAACAATCAACGTAAAATCTTCTTCGCGTTCAGGACTGGTGACATATTTGATTAATTTTATATATTTGTCCAAGTTCATAAATGCTTTGGGTAAATCGTCGCCGACGCCAGCCTTTTTTAAATCCTTCATGGTAATTTTGATGAACGACGGGAACAAGATATAACTATTATTACTTAAATCGCGCAAATCAGCCATGTTCGGATGAAAAGGTATCAAATCATAGTCTTTGGTTATTAAATCACCCGTGGTTTTTACATTTATTTTTAATTGGGTCGTTTCTATGGCTATTGTTTCTGGTTGTAATTTTGTTTTTTTAGCTGCCATTATAATCTTATATTAAAGAGATAAAAGATTATACTATTATTTCACATATATACTAATTATGCAAACTTATATTATTATTCATATTACTTAAATATGTGCTAAATTTTTGTTGCATCTGGTGCTCGCGGTTCTTTTCGGCCTTTTTCAAGACAATTAATGCTTTGGCCTCTTCTTCCGGCGAAACAATGTCGTTATTATTCGTATCAATGAGGGCGGTTATTTGTTTGAATTTATCCGGCACTAAACAATAATCGCTTTTTTCATTAAATACATATTCAGACAAGATAATAAAAGCAGCGGTCAAGAGAATGGCGTAAAAAATATCACGGGTACCCATAAAGACTATCGCGAAAATCAGCATTTCACGCGCAATACCATTACGTAGCATTTGTTCTTGGGCTTTGGTGAATTTGAAATCCACATATTTGGACCCAATATTCAAAAGAATCATGGTGAGCCCAATAACAAACTTGCTTTCATTCACGTGTTTTAAATAAGTATCGTTTATATTTTTCATAAATCCACCGCCATTGGTAACTGGAAGCGCTGGCGTATTCATTAATATATCATTATACAATTTTTATTTTAAGCAAAGAAACTATTCAAAAAAGGGATTTGCGGGTCTTTGTCCATCACGTCCAGCATTGTATTTTGTAAGCTAATCGTCATATTTAAAGCGCTGGTGGGTATCTTGACAATCGTCAAAAATAAATTCGAAAAAACCGTTGTTAATTGTTCTAGAATATCAAAAATAGTTATTGGCAATTGAATAATTGTATTAAAGATGGTCATAAAAACATCGTAAAATTTTTTAAATAAATCAAATATTTTCGTTACGGCCGTTTGCATGAAATCGGTGAACATGTTAAAGAGGTCTTTGAGAAATTTGGGTATGTCTTTCATTATGGCCAGCCATTGGTCAAATAAATTTTTCCAGATTTTATACATTTGATGGATGATGTCTTTCACGATATTTTTCATTTGTTTTATGAAATCCAGAATAGGCTTAAATATCTCTTGAAAATTTTTAACAAATTTAATGGCCAAATTTACCATCTGTTTGATAAATTGATACGGTGCGCGAATGATGATATAGGCAAAGAGGTCGGCGATTTTATAGAGAGATTTGGTGGCCGTTAACAAAAACGGTTCTGCGCTTGAGACAAATTTTAAGGACATGGAATCGCCCTCGTTCCAGCCCCATGTTAGACTAAAATGGAAATACTTTGACCCAGCCCCCGCAAAAGACCAGTCTGGATTCTGGCCCCGCGCATCGGTAACCTTTATAGTGGGGTCTGTAAATCGAATTAGCAAATATTTCGCCTTCTCGGGCGCAGGGTCATTACTCAGCCCAAAAGTATTATGCGATACCACCAAACTATCGGTTCCCTCGTTAATTAACTTGTCTAAAATTGGCTTGACATCCACGACATCTTTAAATCTGCGGCCAGTCCATTCTTGAAACCCACCATAATGGGCAGATTTAATAACCGATTCGTAGTTTTTCTTTGGCTGTGAAACAAACCCCTTTCCAATATGTTCAAATCCTTCTTTGCTGTCAAAGTTTTTTTTAATGAGAATACATAAAAGAATTATTATTATTATGTATAAAATATAGTCTAAATACAACATATAGTATATCTATATATTTTTATATGCGAAACTGGTAAGCGTATCAGCTTTTATATTCAAGCCGAACGGGCTTTTATATTCAAGCCGAACGGGCTTTTAATTGTTCCATGACCGTCAATTGGTCCATTTTATTCTTTCTGTATAAACTCGGGTCGGCGCTAGCATACCCCAAGACACTGCTATCCATGTTGGGGTCAAACCCTTCATACAACAACCCATTATTCACTTCGTAATTAAATTCGGATAAAAAAATGAGCAACATGGCCATCAATAACCCACCAGTCTTATTGTACAAGGTTATTACAATGGTTAAGGCCAGCAATAAGAATTTGCCGTTCGAGGACTTGCTGAATTTTACTAAAACCATTGGCATGGTATAAATCAAAAACGAAATTAAGAAAAAAAGTACGATTATTTCAGAGGGAACATACATTTTATATTATATTAATATTTTTAAGCAATATGATAGGTTTTTATGAAAATAAAAATATCTTATTTTCATATAGATAATGACATCTTTAGGATATTTACAATATTCTGAAATAAATGACAATTCATCCATAAATGAAATGGAAAAAAAGAAAGAAACTAGACATAATACAACCATAAAAAAACGGCATGAGGCTGGTGTGGTAAGTAACGGCGAGAATGTACAAAATATGTTAAAATTAATTAATAATTCAAATGGCTATGAAAACGAGGACGACAGTGGCTTGGTCGATTTTAATCCACCGCCGCGAGCCGAAGTACAATCAAAAGCTGGTACCGAACCTACGATGCCGCAACAGACCAAAGATACATCGCTTGATTATGAGCGGCCTACCATAGTGAATGAACAACCAATCCCGCCGCCTGTAAATGAACAAGTGGTAAAACCGCGCCAATATCCAGCGCCATTAGATAGCTATGAAGGTTTCAATGCCCAGCCTAAAACCTATGCCACTGATTATTATAAGCAATATGTGCCTTATTTTAATCAAGGCGTTGTTGACACCAGCCAACCAAATAACAAACACCAACTGCTAGAAAAATTAAATTATATGATTCATTTGCTAGAAGAACAAAAGGATGAAAAAACAGGACATGTCATGGAAGAAGTCATCCTTTATTCTTTTTTAGGCGTTTTTATTATTTTTATTGTGGATTCCTTTGCGCGGGTTGGCAAGTATACGCGTTAAGCAAGTATACGCGTTAAGCAAGTATACGCGTTAAGCATAATAACTGTTGTCTTCCCTGTATCGTGGACAGCATTTGAAAACACACCGGTCCACCGGCTCTCCGCAAAATTCATAATCCGTTTCATCCGTTTCAGTGAAACGTTCTTTCTCTCTTCGGCTCACATCATGCGCTTGTTTGCGTATAATTAATTTCGTCTTTTTTTCGGTGTCCCGTATGGCCTTCCATTGCTTCAACAATTCTTTTTCCTTTCGGCGTTGTTCTTGAAGCAATGTTTCATTTTTATATTTATTCCGAGTGCGGCGGCGGCTTTGTTCGTCATCCATATTAAGCTTGGCTGACATCTTGGTTGACATCTTGGCTGACATCTTGGCTGGCATCTTTTTGTTTGGGGTTATCTTTCGTTTTAAATACTTTATTCATTTCAATTTTTTGCTTTAATAAAACAATAATGTTTTTTTATTAGAGGCGGAATACGCCGCATAATTGTAGAGGAAAAAAGCCGTGGGGCTTTTAAATAGGCGAGTGACTGAGGGATTCGCAACCAAGGGCTTTATAACGGCCTGGCTATGCGCAGTGTCTTCCATAAAAACAATAGCGCATTTGGTTTCGGCACTAAGTTTTGTCCAAATCATGCTAAACCCGGCCATTAAAATATCTGTGCTTTGCTTATGATTGCTTTGCTTATTAGAGAGAATCGCAATACACTCCACCGCCTTCTTCTCATCATAATAAAGTTCCAAGAGGCGAAAAATATAGACAGCCGTAAGTGTCCCTTGATACTGAATGCCATAAATTTTAATTTTGCCGAGTTTCAGTAAATTTAAAACACTCGAAATATCCGGCAAAATAATACATTCAAAATTTGCCGTTTGTTCCTTCATGAAGGCACTGAATAAATTCAATTGGGCGGCGCCCATTTCCACGACGGATACATGAAATTGCGGCTCGGCGTGAAAATAGGTCATATCAAAGCAATATGTATCATAACAAACGAGCGGGACAATCGCATTTAATTGGCCTTCGCGTTTAAACAGATACGCATTGACTTTGGGATTCGTACGCGACATGGTATAATAAAAACTTTGAATCATCTCCGGCGCAATGCCTTTTTTCCGGTAGCCGGGGTGAACACATAAATTATCAACATAGTAAACTGGAAAGGTCTTTTTCCGCAGCGTTACATTCAATACACGACACGAAGTAACCCCGACAATCGCTCGTTCGGGCACAAAAGGTATGGGCGCTTCTTGATAGACATTAAAAAAGGAAGGCTGATTCGTGCATTGCAGATAAGCCAATATATCTTGCTGGCTAGGTTTGTAGGTGGCGGCTGCGTGAATGATATAGTAATCACTTATAAATTTACAGATTTGGCTAAGTTGGCTTGCTGCTTCGCTTGCTCCTGCTTCGCTTGCTCCTGCTTCGCTTGCTGGTGCTGGTGCTGCTTCGCTTGCTCCTGCTTCGCTTGCTACTTTGACCAAAGCATTATTGCTTAAATTCACGAATTTATTGACAGGCGGCGGTGCCGCATTTATGATACCCGGCGGCCGCAGCCAATATTTTAGATTGTAGATATGGAAGACTGGTTGCGTGTGCCAAAAATACATTTTAACACGAATAACCACACTTAAAACAATATAGGCAGCGATAAAAAACCCTAGTAAATAAATAAATAACATAAAATAGTTGAATTAATCGAATATTTTATATTTCCAACTTAAACTCTTCAAGTGGGCTCATACTTTTCAAGTGGGCTCATACTTTTCAAGTGGGCTCATACTTTTCAAGTGGGCTCATACTTTTCAAGTGGGCTTCTGTAAAATATAGACATACTGGCTATCGTATTGACAATCCATTAAATTAATTTTGGATTCAATCAGGAAGCCAACACTTTTGGCAATATCCAAAATCTCCGCTTGGGTGAGCATGTATAATTTATGCTCATTTTGTCGTATATTGCCGTTTTTAAAGGTTTTAAAGGTTTCTTTCATTAGTGCGTTGGGCTCATCCACCGATTCAATCGTGTCTTTTATGACAAAATTGGATTTATATTCAAATTCGTCAAATTTCACAGTCGTCGATGTAATCCGTTTTTTCGCGTATTTTTGCGGCGAAACGATATTAAAAGGATTGCCAGCGGGCAAAATCGGGTCAAATTTATCCCGATTCACAATATGTACCGCGAGAAAGCCGCCAGGCGTCAGCCAGCGCATACAGTTTTCAAAAAAGAGTTTCTTATTTTGCATGTAGTAGAGGGTAAAATAGAAACAGGTTATGTGGGTAAAGGATTCTTCCTGGAAAAGCGACGAATTCAATGCGTCCGCGACTTGGAATTTCAAGTCCGGATATGTTTCTTTGGCCTTCTTTACCATACTTGGCGACATATCAATACCAATCGCATCATAACCGTGTGCTTTTAAACTGCTCACATGGTGGCCGGTGCCTGACCCTATATCAAGTACTATGCTTTGCTTACTCGGCTTGGTTTGTGTTATCCATTTGCCAATTTCATAGTCGTTTTTATTTTTATTGAAAACCAAATCATCGTAAATTGTTGCGTAAAAATCATCGTAGATTTCTGGCACCGCATAATTGGTTTTAAATTCGTTTGTTTTGGGCTCCGCAAAGCCTTCCACCCGTTGCCGGCCATAATTCAACATAAGCGACATACACACCAAAAAAGCCAGAAAATATAAAATCTTATGTAATAGTGTAGTCTTGGAAAATATATTAAAAGAACGTTTAGCCGTTCGAAGTGTGTTCATAACAGGCATTTGTATATATGTATTATATATATAATTTATGGATGATACCGATATAAATGATAAAAGAAGTAGTGCAGAATTTAAAGGCGTTACTTTTTCTAAATTTCAAAAAACCAAAGTCAAAGCCGAGCTGATTCAGTGTTTAATAACATCTAAAGTCGAGCCAGCCTGTTATTGGACCGCCGAACTTATCTGCGCGGGCCACTATGGCGATTTATGGGAAATTATAACGCTCTTTCTCGGCCGCTATATTCATCTCGGCAACCCTAAATTACCCATCTATATCGCTATGCGGTTTAAAAGCTTCAAAGATATTTTAACAGGTGGTTATGTGGGCAACGAATTATCGATGCGCAATAATTTGAAAATACGGCAGATTTTTGCGGAAATTATCAGTATTCTTTGCCATTCGCGGAAAAAACATAGTCTCGATGCGGTCAAAATAAAAAAGGCCGACGAATTCAATATTGCGCATATGGCCTCGCGCTTAAAAGCTCCGGCGATTGGTTATGTCAAAGACATCTTCAAAGAAGACGACCCCAAAGAACTCTACATCGCTATGAACGAATTTGCCTACCATCTCTCCAAGGAATCGAAAAACAGCGTCAGCGCGTGCTATTGGCTCGAATGGATGCTCGAATACGAAACCCTCTGTAAGCATAAAAAGGAATTATGTCTCGGTGAAACCCGGCAATTCGCACCCATTCAGGATAAATTTAAAAACGACATTATCTGGATTGTCTGGGATATTATTTTACATGAGTGTTCGAGCAAGCAGCAACCCTTGCTGACCAAAATTATCAATGCTTTATTGGAAATTTTTAGTATCAAATACAGCAGCGGTGTAAAAAAACGGCGGAAATTTCTCATCTATTTTGCGATTTCGATTTTGACAGAACCACTAGATTTAGCGATTGATATTATTGGGAATAAAAAGGAATTAGACACCATTATCAAGAAAATCAGTGTCGTCTATAAAGATGTCAAGAAAAACGAAGAAGGGCTCAATGTGGATTATCTTTATGCGGGTATGGAACGGTCGAATTTAGACAAGACCATTGAACGCTTGGAGAAAATGAATTCGATTATGCTGACGCGCGATACTATATAAATATGTATATATATAACAAATGTCCCTGCCCGTGCCCCTGCCCCTGCCCGTGCCCGTGCCCGTGTCTTTGCCTTTGCGCATTTTTATCATTCCTTACCGCAACCGGCAGGCGGATAAAGAGCAATTCTTAGCCAATATGAAAATACTCTTAGCAGATACAGAGCCATATGAAATCTATTTTGCGCATCAATACGATTATCGCCCCTTTAATCGCGGCGCCATGAAAAATATCGGTTTCTTAGCCATCAAGGCGAAATATCCTGAAGAGTATAAAAATATGACATTTATTTTTCACGATGTAGATACGTGGCCCACAGAAAAAGGGCTCATTGATTATCAGACCACATCAGGTGTCGTCAAACATTTCTATGGCTACAATTTTGCCTTGGGTGGGATGTTTGCGATTAAAGGGGCGGATTTTGAAAAAACGAAAGGTTTCCCGAATTTCTGGGGCTGGGGGATTGAAGATAATCTAATGAATGACCGCTGTTTAGCCGCTGGCCTCCAGATAGACCGCAGCCAGTTTTACGATATAGCGGATAAGCGCATTGCGCGCTCCTTTGATGGCTTTCAACGCATTATCTCACGCCAAGATAGTCTGACCTATAAACAAGCAGGATGCGATGATATGACGAGCTTGAAAAATCTTCAGTGGACCTGGCATAATGAATACATTAATATCCGCAACTTTGACTGTGCGACCAACCCAAACGAGCAAAGCTATGTGCCGGTGGATATCCGCAAAACCAAGAAACTGATTGTGCCGAAGGCGTACGAGTTTCGGCGGAGCTGGAAAATGTTAGCGTGAGAGATTAAATCTAAGGACATATATATATGTCTGTGAATAATGCTTTGACAAAATTAACCGGGTCCGCGCCTCGTTCATCCGAAGGTATTTATAAGGCAGCAACGCCCCTCTTTTCGCCGAATAAAGCATCCGCTACGCGATTATTAAGCGTGCCTGCTGAGAGCGCAGCAAAAGTGAGCAATTTTGCGAGCGACGCCATAGGCGTAAGCACTATAGGCGCCAGCAGCATAATAAATACAAACAGCCCAGCAAAGCCGTCGGGCGGTTCCTTTTGGCGCTACCTATTTGTTTTTTTAATTCTCTCTTTTCTTTCATTAACCCTGGTGCTTTTTTTAATTAAACCCGCCGACAAAGATATCAGTCATTTATACGACCCTTTGAAAAAATATTTTAATATCCATATTAGTGTGGATAATAAAAGAACAGGCAGTGACAAAGACAAAAAAGCCGAAAAGCCCGGACTTGAGAAATTAGAAAAAGCCTTGGCAGTTAAACCCGCCTTGAATAATATCGATAATAAACAAAAACAACCCGTCATTCAAGCAGCAAAAAACAATAACAATCTTGTATCACCGCAGAAAAAATATAAAAAATTGCCCGTCATTCCACAAGCCGATGATTCCACCAGCGCCATTCAAATGAATCCCACCTCGAAGGCCGGCTTTTGTTATATCGGTGAAGACCGTGGCTTCCGCAGCTGTATTGATGTCGGCGTCGGCGATGTCTGTATGTCCGGCGACATTTTCCCGACCGAGGCGATTTGTATTAACCCGAATTTGCGTGAATAATTTATGTGTGAATAATTTATGTGTGAATAATTTATGTGTGAATAATTTATGTGTTAATAAATTAAGCGTTTTGTGCGGTCTGTAAAAACCAGCGTGTCGACAAATATTTCTCCTTGGTGTTCTGAGTCATCGAACCACCGGTAATGAGCGCTGTATTTGGGCCTTTACTCACAACGTTTTGGATTTCACTTGTGCTCAGTGCCTTTTCAAAATAGCGCAGCCCGGACGTATTACCCGAAAAGCCTCCGTTTAAGGAAGCATACACATCACCATAATTTTGTTTTGGCACCGCCGATAGCATGAGCCGCTTGGCCAAGGTACCATTAATATAGACATCCATCTGGTTTTGTTTGGTCACCCGAATAATGATATTCACCCATTTATTTAATGGCAAATCGCCGATGGTGACATCTTCGGAAATCTTCCCAAAAGAATTCATTTTGATTAATAAACCCGCCGTATTTCCATTGGACGGGTCGACAATCATCGGTGTTATATAGACACCGGGACTATTGTTCGGAAAATTAATGCCAGCCCGCCCATCCCCCGTATCGCCAGTCGAGATATTATTATTGCCCTTGTGAAACACGTGTTTGTATTCATTTTGTTTATAGGAGTAGTCAGCAATATTTATCCAAACCGACCAAGTAAATTCTAAACCCTCACGTTGATTGTTGGAACGCAGAATAGGTACGGCGCCTTTTTTGGAAGGGTCCTGTGGAATAATCATCATTTGCTGCGAGTTTATCATTCCGTCAATTAAAATCGGATTATGAGATTGCGCAAAAACACGCGTTAATATTGCCGAACCTAATCCCAGCAACATCATAAAAACAATCAATATCAAAATTAAAAAGGCAAACTTGGCGACAATACTGTTGGATTGCAGAAATTGTTTGCTACCTTGGACATATTGATTTGAAGAAAATTGTTGTAATTTAACTCGATATTCTCCTAGATTATTCATTTCTATATATTATATAAAATATATAAAAAATAAAATACATGCTTAAATCTGAAAGCCGCCTTGTTTCACATTGCCTTGCATCAAGTCGACTTGGACGCGATACTTGCTCACAGCATTGCCTAAAACACTACCCCCGAAACCGGCCTTGTAAATATTATAAGCTTGTTGTGGATTCGACGAATCAGCCCAGTATTGAAAATTGGCGGTCCAGCCACTAAAACCACCGGACGGCGTCACTCTAATGTCATTTGCGTTATTCATTTGGGGCACACCCGGCATAATACACGTGCGCACTAATTTTCCATCCAAATAAACATCTAAGGTGAGCCCATACAAACTGACAATAACGTTGAACCACTTCTGAATAGGCACATTGTCAATCAAGCAGGTATTCACTTTGCTGTTGGCAGCGGCGGATTTGTCAGCGGCGGCTTCGTCGTCTCCGCCGGTACCTGTGGCACCCCCTTCTTTAACACCGTTATTACATTGTGTACAGGCACAAGTATAACCGGCCGCACAAGCGGCACAAGCGGCCTGAGTTGCGGCATTCATGGGACCCTTGGGGCTTGGATTGCCAGTTGGTGTGCCGGGCGCAACCGGACCAGCCGCATTATAATAGCTCATTTGGACTTTTAACGTATTGGGTTTATCGCCTAAAACCACGGTGGGACTCATCGACCTATCCAACACGACTTTTTCCTGTCCATAATTATAGTTCCAGTCGTCGACGTAAAGCCACATGGAATACGTGAAATTGCTTGAGTTGTTTATATTTTTCAATTTTTCCACTGAAATTGTTTGTAATGTTTTTCCATCTGCCATTTTTGTCAGATTCGATGTTTTCGAAAAAGCATTAATGATGAGATACAAGATAACCAATAAAATAAAAACAATAATAACTATCTTTAAGACCGCCATTTTATATATAGAATAGAAAATTAACTATATCTAAATATCTTTCATAATACGGAACTTATACATACGGAACATCTTTGATACGTAGAGTTTTATAGTTTAAGCGAATGGTTTTTTCCGCGAGAATTTCTTGATAATAATTTACATTGCACATTCCGCCCATTATACCATCCTCCGCCCCCACCACAATCGTATCAAACGAGAGATAAGGCATGACGCTTGAACGGGAACCCACGAGGACACCATTTAAAAACACATCGAGAAAACCGTCCGTGTAATTTATAACGATATTGTTCCATTTCTGGTAGAGTACCTCATTGGTTTGATAGACCTCGGACATAATCGCCGTACTCGGTATATTCCCAGACGCATCGAGTAAATTATCTGACGCATCAATATTTGCGGCCGTGGCCGCCATCACCCTTAAACTGTTTAATTTGCCATTGTATTCGAATTTTACCTTGTCCCCATATTTCAAAATATTTGTATAAACCGAATAGGCGGCGCGTGTGTTGGGTGGTTGCGGATTAATGTAAAACCACCCAGATATAGCATAAGTATAAGAGAATCGGTTTTCCTTATAATCCGTATATTGCGGGTGGTTGCTAAAATTAATTCTTAACCACGTAAAATTTTTCATTTTGGTATAAATCCAAGCTAAATATTTATTTTTCGGCACATTGGGGTCGGTATACATCGAGGTGGTGTCCTCCGCATTATCCAGTGAATTGAGTATTTCCTGTTGCGACCTGGCTTCCGCATAAGCTTGGGCTTTCGCATTGGCCATTTGACTATAGAGTTTGTCAATCGGTATTTTGGAATCGTTTGGATTGCGCGATACATTCAAATTGCCGATGGTCGTCTCTACATCTAAATTTACGGGTTCCTTTAATAATTTTAAGCCAGCGTAGTTAAATATTTTATCTAGCAGAATGGGAATAATGAAAAACATGGCAACAAGCCCGGCTTCAAAGCCACATAATATCCAGACGGGTTTCGTCGTTAAATGAAATTCAAATTTAATATATTCGGCAATATCTGCCATTAAACACGGCAAATACATAACCACTTTTAGAAATAATTTAAAAAACCCTTTGCCTGTCGCATTTTTGGCTTTATTTATGGTTTTTTTCATAATCAAATAGACAATACCCAGTACGCCAATGATAATAAATATAGTCATCATATGACGAAAGATATTCACTAAATTAGTATTCACAAAAAGCCAGAGCACGCCTTTAATCGCCAACATAAAGAGGAAGAAAAAGAGCAGGGTCGAGAACAATTGTATCAGAACCGTTTTTTCAGTGGGACCAACTAAATCCACATCTTGGTTGGCTTCCACCTTCAATTTAATGAAAATAAACAAAATGACATAAACAAAAGCAATAATTAAGACTAATAATTTGGTGAAAACGGGGAATTTGGTGTTAATCGAAAGGGGATTGTAAAAATAAATAAGCGCAATTAGCATAATGTATTGGATAAATTCGACTTTGGCCAAATGATTTGGATTTGTGTATATATATCGTGTAAAATTATCCATAAATTTCATATTTATATCTTTCCGCGAGTATTCGTCTACTTTCTCCTTAAAACGGTTCATTTGTTCTTTTAAGTCCTTTTTATCTTCACCGGACATCTTAGTATAATATTATATTTTAAAATGGGGGACACCCCCCCAGGCCCCCCGGAGCTTGGAGAGGCGGTGTGCTTGGGGGAGAGCTTGGGGGAGAGATTGGGTGGGGAGCTTGGGGGAGAGCTTGGGGGGAGAGCTTGGGTGGAGAGCTTGGGGGGAGAGCTTGGGTGGAGAGCTTGAGTAGCTAGGGTGAGAACAGCTTAGTATAAAACATATTAGGGCGTCCGCTCTCCAAGCACGCCACCTCTCCAAGCATGGGGGGTCAGGGGGGTTTCCCCCTAGAGGTTCTCAAACGCGGTTTTTTTCCCATGACAATCCCGACACAAGGCCACTAAATTTTCCACATGATTTGACCCACCATTGTCTAACCGGATTTTGTGGTCTACTTCGAACCAAGCCGGTAATTGTTTTTTACAGCCACCGCAGTTCCACCCTTGCTGCGCCGCCACATATTTCTTTTTCGTTTCGCTCACCGAGCGTTTCACATTTTTAGTGGCAGTGCCATTGGCGTTATTCCCGCGGTCTGCTTCTTCTGATACTCTGCCACCTGATACTCTGCCCGAATTTAAAATTCGCTGCTCTTGCTGTGTCCTACCACCATACATAGATAATAAAGGCGCTAATAAATCGCTGGATTCTTTGTCGATTGGCATATATTTAATCATGCCGTTGGCGTGTGTTAATAAATTTCGCGAATCCGACGGGTATTTTCGCATAAAAATATAAGCGGATAGACCCACAAAACCAATACCGGCCATTTGATAATATTTTTTCCAGGATTTAACTAGCTTAATATATTTCCCCTCACTGTATGTATTCGCGATAAAAAAGACGGTTATACCAATAACCAGCAGTTCAATTTTCATTTATATACTATTATATTTTATTTTAGAACCGTCGACACTTTCCTCGTACTTTTCTTCTGGATGTCATTCGCAATCGCGTTTAAGGACTGTAATTCCAAAGTCAATTCATTGACATTGATGGGTTTTGTGGCAAACTCGGTACTAAAACAATATTTTAACAATATTCGGCAAACCGCATTAATAATATCGATATGAACTTTGCCCATACCATATTCGATAATCGGCACATAAGCCAATAAAAAACCCCAAATATCCACATTTTTGCTGAACACGTCATAAAAATACTTGGTATCATTAAATTTGCCTGCGTCGTCCACGTAAGTTAATAAAACGGCCTGGATATAATCAATCAAAGCATTATTGGAGAGCACATTATAATCGATGCGATTGTATTCATTTTTAATCGCATAAATTTTATAAATATCATGTAATATCGTGTTGGTTATATATTCATAATGGCCTTCGCTGGTTTTTTCGATGGATTTATTTATCATATTCACGGCGACAATTTTCAATAACTCGGCTTGCCCGACGGTTTTGTTGTGAAAATGCGGCGCCGCTTTGATAAGATTTAATTCTTCAGTCAACCATTTTTTTACAAAACTATTAAAAAATATATCCGAAAAAGGCATATTAAAGGCGATGGAGCGGTTTTGTATGGTGTCGGGAATATGTATGCCGTCATTTTCGCCCGCCAAGCCCCAGTCAATTAAACGCGCGTGGCCGTCATCAGATATCAATATATTGCCTGCCTTTATATCATAATGATTGAAATTCTTTGAGTTTAAAGGCACAATACCGTTCACCAATAATTTAATCAGTGCCGTGTTTGCTGTCATAAATTTGCGATACATCTCTCTTTCCGTCAACACCAATAGTTTTTCGTAGAATTTTTCCATATTCAAACCGCCGTTCGGCATGACTATCAGGGCCAATTCGTCGCGCTCTATCGCTTTATTCACATTGCTGCGATTAATTCCGCGTTTGGTAAATAGTCGACATTTTTTATCAAAATCGGTCAAATCTTCTTCATTTAATTTATCCGGCTTACATTGATAGGTGTCGGCTATTAAAAAATAGTTTTCTTTATTTGGTATCGCTTCAATGTATTTTTGAACCTTGGCCATTTCTATTAATTCGGACTCCGTATCTTCTTTGTACATTAATTTTGTTATCGTCTCGGGATTATTCGCTGACTCGTTCGAACATTTTATCGCAGGTGAAAAGACACAACCATAACTCCCCGCATCAAGGGCTTTGCCGCCTCTACTGCGTTTGCTACTGCGTTTGCTACTACTTCGTTTGCTACTGCGTTTGCTACTGCGTTTGCTACTGCGTTTGCCCCGTTTGCCTTTGGTTTTACTAACCATTCTATATTATAGATACACATTTTTATAGATTTAATGTTTATACAAATAGAAAGCCAAGGCCAGGATAAGAAGAATTAAACCCATAAAAACATATTTTTCGCGCCGCTTGCGCTGTTCCTTTTCCTTGATGGCTTTGGGTTTATAGTGTTCGTAATACTGGACCATGGCGTCTTCCATCGTGAGTTCCGGCTTGTCGAGAGATACATTTATTTTATTATGGATAAAATGCATCCACTTCACAAAGGAGGGCTGCGAATCGAGATACGGCGCCACCGGATATTTGTCAAGTAAAGCGCTAAATTTATTTCCAATAATGGAGATGGGCAGAAATAACGGAATATTATGGACAAAATCATAATATTTTTTCTTAAGCGTTTCGTTGGGGTGCGATGGATACGTTAAAGCTATGGTATGTAAGACAAACCAATAATAAGGACCCCATACCGTCGGTTCTAATGCCATTATAAATAAATGATATAAACATATATCGAAATGAACTTATAAATGAATATCAATAATTTTTGTAATAATTGTGGCAATAAAGGGCACATCTTTTATCACTGTAAACAACCAATAACCAGTGTAGGCATTGTCGTCTTCCGCACCAATAGCCTGGGGCTGCGCGAGTATTTACTCATCCGACGCAAAGATAGTATTGGCTATGTCGAATTTATGCGTGGCAAGTATAATATTTATAGCAAAATCTATTTGGTTAATCTGATTTCCGAGATGACCTTGGAAGAAAAACAACGCATTTTAACCAATGATTTTGATACCTTGTGGCGAAATCTCTGGGGGGATGATATTAATACCCAGTACCGTGGGGAAGAGAAAAATTCCCGTGATAAATTTGAATCCTTGAAATATGGGGTGAATACCAACGAGAATGGGTATTCCTTGGAATCGTTAATACAGGAATCGCTTAGCCAATGGACCGAGACCGAGTGGGGGTTTCCCAAAGGCCGCCATAATAATCAAGAGAAGGATTTACTGTGTGCTTTGCGCGAATTTGAAGAAGAAACGGGTTATTCGCGGTTAAACATCAATATTCTTCAAAATCTGGTGCCCTTTGAAGAAATCTTTACGGGCTCCAACTACAAATCTTACAAACATAAATATTACGTGGCCTATATGGAAAATGCGAATGAAAGTAAAATGGCCTACCAGGACACCGAAGTGAGCAAAATGGAATGGAAAACATACGAGGAAGCCTTACTGTTAATTAGACCTTATAATTTAGAGAAAAAAGAAGTTTTAACACGTGTAGAAACAATGTTAAGTCGATACAAATTGTATAATGTCATGTAATATCTTCTTTATAAATATATAATGAATGCTGATGAAATAGGACCAAATGAAATAGGACCAAATGAAATAGGACCAAATGAAATAGGCACAAATGAAATAGGACCAAATGAAATAGGACCAAATGAAATAGGACCAAATGAAATAGGACCAAATGAAATAGGCACAAAAAAAAATACAACACGAAAGAAACCTTGCCCAAAAGGCACCCATTATAATTATAAAACGGGGGAATGTGTTCCGATTAAAATAACGGAGTCAGCAGCAGCAAAAAAAACAGCAGCACAAGCGTCAGCAGCAAAAAAAACAGTAAAAGTAAAAACAGCAAAATTAAAAACACAAGCGACAGCAGTACAACAAGCGCCAGCACAAGCGACAGCAGCACAAGCGCCAGCAGCACAAGCACCACCAGCAGCAACAAAAAAAACCGCAAAAAAAACACCCTGTCCCAATGGCACGCGGCGTAATAAAAAGGGCATATGTGAGCCATCAAAAACTGTTGTCACTGAAGCACCCATCGAAACGCCTATTATTGAAGCTCTCGATGTGGAAGGACCTTTAAATCTCCAAAATATCAAAAAAAATAATCTCGAACTCCAAGAGCGGGCTGAATTACAAACGACCACCGATTATACTTTTCTCTACCCCAATTTAAACGACCCTGCTTTTAATATTAAAATTTCCGAACGTAAAGAATTTAACGACAACAAATACGATGGCGAGATATATCCGGACATTGCTGCCCAAGCCGAACTGCTCTGTAATTCGGAGTTTGAACTCGCTCCTCACCAGATTTTTGTCCGGAACTTTCTCTCTTTCCAAACACCTTACAATAGTTTATTGCTCTATCACGGTCTCGGCAGTGGCAAAACCTGCTCGGCTATCAGCGTGGCCGAAGAGATGCGCGATTATATGATGCAAATGGGCATTACCAGTCAAATTATGATTGTTGCCTCACCCAACGTCCAAACGAATTTTCGGGTACAATTGTTTGATGAGCGGAAATTAAAATTAGTGGATGGTATTTGGAATATCCGCGATTGTATCGGTAATAAATTTTTAAAAGAAATTAATCCCATGAACATGAAAGGCCTGACCAAAGAAAATGTGGTTAAGCAAATTCACCGGCTTATCGAAACCTACTATTCTTTCTCAGGGTATGTGGAATTCGCCAATTATATTAACAAGAAAAGCCAGGTAGATGACGAATCGCTACCGGAAGCGAAAAAGAACCTGATTATTCGCGCAAAATTGCGACATATTTTCAATAACCGGCTCATCATTATAGACGAAATTCACAATATCCGGGTAGCAGAGGATACAAAACGCGTGGCCGACGAACTCTTGAAACTCGTCACGCATGTCGCGACCTTACGGCTACTTCTATTGTCGGCCACGCCCATGTTCAACAGTTATAAAGAAATCATCTGGCTCGTGAATCTAATGAATATAAATGACCGCCGGGCCACCATTGAAGCGAGAGATGTCTTTAACAAAGATGGTTCTTTTAAGGTCGCCGCGGACGGAACGGATGTTGGTCGGCAATTGTTAGAGCGGAAAGCCACCGGCTACATCTCGTTTGTACGCGGGGAAAATCCATATACCTTCCCTTACCGGCTCTGGCCCAAGGAATTTGCCCCCGAGAAAACCTTTCTTAAAAAAACGTATCCCACCATGCAACTCAATGGCACCTCGCTCTTAACTCAACAGATTGAACATCTCTCTTTGTATTTAGTCGATATCGGCGAATACCAGAAAAAGGGGTATGATTATATTATTCAGCGGGTCAAAGGCGGGCATATCGGCAATTACAAACAAATGCCCAATTTGGAGAACATTGAGACATTTGGTTATACGATGTTGCAGCAACCTTTACAAGCCTTGAATATGCTTTATCCCGATGAGCGATTGCTGGCGGCGCAACCCTCTTTTAATTCCTTGGAACTCGTCGGCGGGGAAGGTTTAAAACGGCTCTTGACCTATGTGGAAGACCCGAGCACTTATTTTCGCAGTAAATTTGCGTATAAGCCAACCACCTTGACGCAGTATGGCCGCCTCTTCGCGCCCACCGAAATAGGCAAATACAGCAGCAAAATAAAAAGCATCTGCGACCGTATCTTGGCTTCGACCGGTATTGTCTTGGTGTATTCGCAATACATTGATGCTGGTTTAGTGCCGCTCGCACTTGCGTTAGAAGAAATCGGTTTTACACGTGCCGGCGAGGTATCTTCGCTTTTTGCGGTACCACCCACCGCGAAACGGCCGGCGGCAAATTATGTCATGATTACCGGAGATAAAGGGTTCTCACCCAATCCTGCCCAAGACATCAAAATGCTGACTAACGAAGACAATGTGAACGGCGCGAAAGTTAAAGTGGTGCTTATCTCGCAAACAGGCGCTGAAGGCTTGGATTTAAAATACATTCGCCAAATTCATATCTTGGAGCCCTGGTATAACATGAATCGAATTGAGCAAATTATTGGACGCGGTGTCCGCACGTGTAGTCATAAAGCGCTGCCTTTTGCGCAACGCAATGTGGAAATCTATCTCTATGGTTCGTTGGGCGGCGTCGAAGAAACCGCGGATTTATATGTATACCGCTTGGCGGAAACAAAGGCCATACAAATCGGCAAAGTCAGTCGCGCCTTGAAAGAAATCTCCATTGATTGTATTTTGAATTACGGCCAGACGAACTTTACGGAAGAAAATATGGCGGCACGCGGAGTCAAACCCGTAGTCTTGGAATTGGCGAGTGGCGGAAAGCTGGAGAATTATAAAGTGGGCGACAAACCTTACTCGGCCATTTGCGATTATATGGAGTCTTGTGCCTATGTGTGTCGGCCGACCAAAGAACCACTCGCAGTGCGGTTAGATACCTATAATGAAAATTTCATCATGATGAATAACGATAAACTCAGTTATAAAATCAAACAGTTAATGAAAGAGCGGTTTTTTTACCGGAAAAAAGAGTTGGTGGTGCTGCTCAATGTCTTAAAACCTTATCCGCTGGTGCAAATCAATGCCGCTTTACAGCAATTGGTGGAAGACAAGACCGAATATATAACGGACAAATATGGGCGGCTCGGGCAGCTGATTAATGTGGGCGATTTGTATTTGTTTCAGCCACTCGAATTGAACGACCCACACAGCAGTATATATGAGCGGTCGGCGCCCTTAACCGTGAAGCACGACAAAATCAATGTCAAGTTGCCCAAGGAAATAAAAGTCAATGAAGCAATTATTAAAATTCGAGAGATAAAGAAAGACGAGACAACAGAGTTGTACGCCAAACTAGAGCAAAATTACAACCTGGCAATAATGAAACAAATTTTGGTCAAAGGTGAGAAAAATTGGTATATGTTTTTCCACTTATGTATTGATTTTTTACTGCGAAATGGGTTTCAATTAAAAACGCTTTACCAGTTGCTAGCCGAACATATGGTCGATGAACTCTATTTGTCTGATATACTAGCCATCTTAAATGATTTTCAGGAAAATCCCCGTTATGACACACAGGATGTGTTCAAATACATTAAAACGTACATGAACAAACAAATCATATCCGCGAAGGGACAGAAAGGGTTTTTATGGAGAGAAAAAAACAAGCAAGTGTTGCTGGTTAAGCAAAGCAAGGCCGAAGGACAGCAGGGCAAGTCCGAAGGACAGCAGGGCAAGTCCGATGAGGACGCCGTATGGCATGTGGCGGAACCAGAAGACCTGAAAGATTTTCAACCCCACCTGACGGAACGCGAAAAGAATATTCGCGCGAATTTGAATCAGCTCATGGGGTTTATGAATAATTTCAAGACGGAAGATTACGTGGTCTTTAAAATCAAAGATATTAATAATCCGCGGGACGCGGGCGCACGTTGCGACCAATCGAGTAAGAGCAAAGCGAATGATATCTTGAACGATATCGTGGGTGTGGACAATTACACCGAGCCGCCGTCGAAAAATATATCACAAAAGGAACTGTGTATTTTACAAGAATTGTATCTGCGTTTCTTTGACCAGGAGCGGAAAAACAAAAAACGCTGGTTCTTGTCGCCACCAGAAGCGGTTTTAATGAATATTGAAAAGTATTCAACTGTCGTAAAGAAAGCAAAGAAAAATGCTAAATAAAATTGAATAACCATTTAGAAATAATCTCTTTAATCAATAGTAAGATGTCACTCCTAAACAAGGCCAAGCCCAGCTATAAAAAAAACACACTGATTGTACAAAAAACACAGCCGCAGAAAAATCTCTATAGTCAACTTTTGATTACGCGTACGCTCCCGATTAATATAACGCATATTGGCAATACGGTCAAGGATACCTTGGAAAAGGCTATCGCAGCGCAAATTGAAGGCAAATGTATTGTCGAGGGGTTTATCAAGCCGCGGTCGGTGGAAGTCATTACGTTTTCCAGTGGCTTGGTCATGGGTTCGAATGTGATTTTCGAAGTCGTCATTCAATGCGAGGTGTGTTCGCCAGTGGAAGGCATGCATATCAAATGTATTGCCAAACATATTAACAAGGCCGGCATTCGTGCCGAAATAAATGAAACGCCCAGCCCGGTGGTCATCTTTATTGCGCGCGACCACAATTATGCTTCGCCTTTATTTGCTGAGGTCAAAGAAAATGACGAGATTAAAGTGCGCGTCATTGGGCAACGGTTTGAATTAAATGATAAATATATTTCCATTATTGCGGAAATAACGGATGCGGAAGCTGAGAAAACATCAACGCCGGCAGCTCAACAGACGCAGGCAGTTCAACAGACGCAGGCAGCTCAACAGACGCAGGCAGTTCAACAGACGCAGGCAGTTCAACAGACGCAGGCAGCTCTACAAACTGAAGCGCCAAAAAAGAAAGCAACGATTCGCATGAAACTGCCGAAAATTACAGTGAAAAATTAATTTACGCCTTTTAATATTTAAAAGGTAGAGTGGTATTAGA